CTAAGAGTTGTAGAGAGAATGCATCAATATCTCTACCTTTCCATATACAACAATGCATTTCTTCTAACAACCTCACAGGTATCCCTACCTGCTAGAAAGAAAGCCCTTAGTCTGGGTGGATGGTTTTCTCGTACTCTTGCAAGGCTGCAATCCTTGGGGTATCCTGCTTGGACAAGAGCGGGGTGTTTAGACAAAAACGGGACGCTCTCTTTCTTTTACTATAGAGAGAGAAACAACACTATATAGAAGTATATAGAGTACTGTATAGAGTAGATACACTACACAACATACAGTCAACATAACAGTCTTGCTTAACTGTCTTCTCACAGATGTAGCTATCTAATGCGACAATTTCAGGGGTTAATTGACACTTTTTCAGGGGGTTAAGAAGGGGTTAGGGGTGAATAGTCACCCTCTCTCTATCCCTTACTGGTACAGGGTTTGCGTGATTTTCCGTGTGAGAATTCACTGATCTATAAGAGGAACACAACATGCTAAGCTGGGTTTATCAAACAACAATCAACACACACATGAAATGTAGCGTCACATGTTGTGTTTTACTCTATATAGAAGTGAGAAGAAGAAGTGAAGCAGCATATGTTTGTCTTACTCTCTCTATATAGAGAAGAGAGAAAGAAGTTGTTGTTCTCTCTCTCCCTCTCTATAGAGTTTACACACACTAATGGGATTAGAATGCTGTGGTCTCTGTGCTGATTTCAGTGTCTTCAGCTACTGCTACAGTGACATTGTCATGTTGCACGCGGGTATCAGTATCCTGACCGGCTGCATCATAGAAGCTGAAGCGAAGGATACGCTCACCACCTTGGCAAAGCTCTACGCCATCCTGGCCTGCACGTTTGATATAAGGAGCAATTTGCTCTTCATAGCTCACGTTCTTATTGTAGAAGCGCGCCTGGATATCTTGAGGAACCTCAGACTCCAAGTACTCTTTTACAACAATGTTTCCTGGAAGTGCGAGCGCTTTATTAGCGGCCACAAAGCGGCTTAACAAGCCCATCTCTGCGCGCATAATAGTGCTGCGTTTCTTCTCACGGATCCAGCCTCCGTCACAGACTACAGCTGTTTGCTGTAACTGGATGAAACCATACTCTGGATTAGACTTGTAGGCGCTAATCACGTTGCCTTCCTTGTTAGGAACAATCTGTACTTTAGACATAACTGTGTTTTTTGGGGGTTAAACATTTGAGTAAATACTGTATTTTTTGGGGGGTAAAGGGTGGTGTGTATTAAGGGGTGAGAAAGAACTGCACTCACCGTGTCGTATAGCCTGAGCTGAATGCCCCAGCTTGAGAGGCTTTTAGGTTGAGGAAAAAACTGTGGGAACGCTTACTACTGAGTGTGGGAACGGTTACTTTTTGAGTAACTCATCTGAGCGGCGTGGGAACTGTTACTTCATACAGCGTATGAGAGCAAGGCGTGAACCCTGCCCTCAAAGCTGTGAAGATGTTACCAGCAGAACATCACGTCCTCCTCAATGCGGAAGTGAACGCTCTTGTTCTTGTAGTGGAACTTGCCTCTGAACGGCTCAAGCCAGTGCACCAGCGTAGTGAAGTCCAGCACACCAATATGGTAGAGAATCACCCAGCTACCATTGATCTTGCGGGCAACGACATCCTCAGAGACGTTATCCATGAATGGTCTGAGAGCTTCTGCACCGTAGCTGAAACCTGATGAGAGGTTAACGAACTTGACGTTCTCAAATGGGTTAACCTCAATCTTTTTTGCGATGTTAAAGTGTGTAGTCATCGTGTGTGTGTTTTAAAAGTGAATACTGGACAGTTTGGGGTGTACAGGGTTTAGGTTTCTCTCTATATAGAGTAAAGCATAAGGGCGAGGTGTGACCCCCGCCCTAAGAGCTTAGAATGGTGCCTCTTCGTCACCTAACGCTGTGTTAGATGTAGAGACTTCCATAGATGCACGAGACTGCTGAACAGCTGAGATGTTGTCGTGCGCAACTTGCACGTCCTGCTCCTTGCCAGACGCATCGTAATCTGTGAAACGCAAGATGCGCTCCCCGCCAAGCGTGAGCTCAATGCCGTCTTTGCCAGCACGTTTCACGTAAGGCGCAATCTGGTCCTCGTAAGAGACGTTCTTGTTGAAACGCGTCTTGAAGTTCTCAGGGACCTGAGACTCCAGGAACTCGCGGACAACGATCTTGCCTGGAATAGAGCCAGTCTTGCCAACAGTGGCAACGAACTTGTGCAAGAGCTCAGTCTCAGCGCGAAGCAGAGTAGAACGTTTCTTGGTGCGGATCCAGGTGCCGTCAATGCTCATCTCCTCAGAAGCGAGCTGGATGTAGCCGTAAGCAGGGTTAGACTTGTAAGTCTGCACTAATGCACCTGTTTCAGATGCGGGAACGATAGTTACTTGATTGTTCATGTGTTAAAGGTTTTTTAGTTAGTAATTAATGAACTGAATAAAGTGGGGTGTAAAAGGTGATGTGAGAAGCCAATTGGCTGTGAGAGGTTAATCCCACAGCCAGTTGCCAACACACACTAAGCTGATGATGAACAGCAGGAAGTTGATGATAGCCATGATAGGCGCCTCAATCATCTCTGCTAATGTCGCTGGTGTGAACAATGCGATGAAGCCTGTAAGGCATAAAGCCATGACAGATGCAAGCACAAAGCCAATTACAAAGAGCATAGCAATTTGAAATGGCAGAACAGTTTTCTTAAGTGAGTTTAATTTCATGATTGAAAAGTTTTTAAGGTGTGTACTGAATTCCTTGGGGTGTAAAGGGTCCTATATATACAGAACAGAGAGATAGATGTACTACCTCTCCGTTGTGCCTGCGCAGGCGTGAGCATGTCACTCACCGTTCTCCTTGCAAAACTCTCTGTAGTAAGCATAGGCTTCTCGCAGAGACTTAGCAAGGATGAACACACCTGCAATGACGTATTGCTTCATAGCGTGTGTGATTTAGGGATCCTGGACAACATGGGGGGTACAGGGTGCGTTGGTGGACGTGGGGGGTGCTGTGCTGGGGGGTCCCTCACTCTCTCCTCCATACGTCCCTCCATCCGCCGTGTCAGAAGCTCGCCCAGCAATATCAGGGTGCGCCCTTTTCCTACAGTGTGCTCCCAAAACAAGAAACCCCCAGGGGGTACCTGAGGGTCTTGCTGACAGGGTGGGGTATTTTAATAAGAGGTAGCCATGACCATGTCGCGGTCACGTAAAAGTTCTGCCTCAAAGTGAAGGTCTACTTCTAGACCGGCAACACACTTGTAAAGCATGCCACCGTCAATGGATAGAACAATACCTACAATCTGGCGTGGGCGTTGTTCTGGGTCTGTCTTGAGATATACGATCTCACCCATTTCAAATTGGTTGTGTATCGTCATGGCTATTTGTATTCGTAGTCTAAGATTTGTCCTACCAGGTCTGAGCGGTGGTTATGCTGGAGTTTGATCCATTGGATTCCCTTGATGTTCTTGCTCAGTTCAATGGCATAACTCAGTCCGTTGTATTCGTCTCTGATGTCCTTTTGTTCATTGTCACCGTTGATGATGATCTTACCGGTCTTGCCCAGGCGTGTGAGAATGGCAAGCATCTGTGCCTTGGATAGGTTCTGGGCTTCTTCTACGATTAGCACATCGTCTATTGTCTTACCGCGGATGAACTGCACGGGTAGTGCCACAATTCTCTTGTCCTTGACAATCTGTTCGATCTTGCTCTTGTCGTAGCATTTTACCAGGTTCTCCATAAAGGCTTCCAGGTATGGATTGAACTTCTCGTCCATATTACCAGGTAGCAGACCCAGGGTATTACCCACTTCAATCGTAGCCCTGGTGACATAGATGTTGTCGCATTCTTTTTTGAAGAGGAAATCCAGGGAGGTCTGTGCGCTAACCAGGGATTTACCACAGCCTGCCCGGCCTGTGACTATCACGATCTGGTTCTCGCGGATCAATGCCTTGGCGTGCTTTTGCTCTTCGTTCAGCTCTATGAGATACTTGATCTCGTTCTTGCGAACTCTGTTTGGTTCTTTCATAGGGATTGGGATTATGGGTTATTTACTTGAAAAGTTGGGCTGATAACAGGCCCAGGAGGGAACCGGCTGTAGCACCGGCTGAGTAGAAGATCCGTTCTGCCAGGGTGCCAAAGGCTATCTTCTTGATGTTATAGCTCCAGACCATGGAGATAGAGAAGGCTGCAAAGAGTACACCCCAGTACAGCTCACGGGATAGGAACACTGTGTTAATGGCCACAAAGTATACCTGCAGCACACCCGTTCCAAAAAGCTTGAGTTTGTCGTTCATAGTTCTACAAAATGTTAATGATTAAAAAGCATGGATTATCAAGCTTTTGAGTTTAAACCTCTACAAATATATGAACAAATTTGTAGAAGTTAAACTTGTTGAGTATATTTGTAATGAAGAAGATCTACAAAAACTAATATTATGAGTGAAGAAAGACCAGTAAAGACCAGGGAAGAGATCATTGCCTGGTATGAAGACCAACTAGAGCTAGCACGCTTACGCACGGAGCTCTCAGAACTTAACAGCCGTGCCGTGGTGGCAGAGGCGCAGATGGTAGAGGCACAGTTATTCCTGGCCAACGCAGACCATCAAATGAAACTTGCAAGACAACAAGCTGAAGGTAAGGGTGGAGAAACTACTTCAGATGAAAAACCAAACTCGGAAGGTTTAAAGGTGGTTGAATAAGCCACCTGCCTTCCGTAAAACCAAAACCAAATGGAGGATACCAAAATGACTTATGGACAAAAAGCAGTAGGCTTATCGTTCAACCCGTCAAATGATGACGAAGTAGGTAAAGCAAAACAAGGTTGTGCTGATCTGATTGACCAGATGAATTACCTGAGAAACATCAGCACCAGCCAGGAGCAAAAGAGACTTTGCTCTATCGCTATTACCGAACTACAGGCAGCACAGATGTGGGCTGTCAAAGCAATTACCTGGAAAGACTAAAATCATGAGTGAAAAAACCTTTAAACTATTAGGAGCACGCGTACTACTAACGCGTCCCGTAAGACCAAAAAGCACTATCCAGCTTACTCCGGAAGCAGAAGCTGAGTTAGACAAAGAAATGATGACCAAGTGGACGGCACTTGAAGTATTTGCAACAGGACCTGAGGTAACTGAGGTAAAAGTAGGAGATAAGGTATACGTACCGGTTACCTACCTGCAGCATGCTGACATTGTCGTATTTGGTGAAGAGCAGAAGATGATGGTCGCAGAACGCGACATCGCGCTGATCTGGTAAGAACTTCCCGGTGCCCCTGTCACTCTGCTTACTGGAGTGTCACGAGGGAGCGCGTCAGATGCGGCTGCAGCGTAAATCTGACTAGCTGTGTAAGGTAAGATGTATCTCGAAGCGCTTACACATGGAGATCCCAAGCTAAAGTCGGGGATCCACAGTGCGGGGTAGAGCAGTGGTTAGCTCATCAGACTCATAACCTGAAGGTCGGTGGTTCGAATCCACCCCCCGCTACAAAGAGTAAGTGTTGCATTGGTGTAAGCGTATTAAGCAACATGTCCCTGCAGAGGTGGAACTGCCAGTCACAAGAGCTCGCAATTCTTGTGTTGAGGGGATAGATCAGAGTGCAAGTCTCTCATGCAACACACGAAATTTAACCTATGAAAAACCATGGAAGTAAACAAAGTACAGAAAAAGGTCCGTGTAAGCTCCTATGATTTGGTCAAGTACCAGATCATTACTGAGCTGATCTTTTTCAAGAAGGAGCACGTGATCCCTTCTGACATTGAGCTCCTCACGCTACTGGCTATGTGGGGTCCACTTGAACTCAGTGCATTCTGCAATGCCGCAGCTAAGCACATCTACAAAGACGTCACCCCGGAAGAATTCTCCATTCGCGCACAGAACGTCCGCAACCGTATTACCAAGCTGGTAAAGCGTGGCATTGTGGTAAAGACCGGTGCCAATAACAAGAGTGTGCAGATCCACCCGGAGATGGTGATCCACCGCAAGGGAAATATTTTGTTGGACTACAATTTTTTAGCTCTTGAATCCAGTAAAGCGTAAACAGATCAGTGAGAAGACAGCTGAGTTGACCGGTCATGATGTGACCCTAGTGGACGAAGTTGCCTCATTTTACTACAATCACATCCAGCGCAAGCTTGCGACACTGGACCATGTGAACGTGAATGTCCCTAACCTGGGAACATTTGTACTGATCAAGTCCCGCCTGGATGCCAAGCTGCAACGCTATGAGGCGTTTTTAAGCCACGTGGAGACACAAGAAAGCATGAAAGCTTATGAGACCCGCCTGAACGTAAAACACCACATAGGGATCTACCAGAATGCCCAGGCATTTATGAATGCTGAATATCAGCGCAAGACAGAAGTGAAACAGAAAAAGAGAGAGCATGCTGAAGAACGTGATCAAAGTACTCAAGGAGCGTGATAAGATCCTGGAAGGAGTACGCAATAGCATTTTTAAAGTAGAACACATTGAGCAGATTGCCACACACCGCAAAGCCATTTGCGACTCCTGCCCATTTATGGCAGAACGCGGACCTAAAAACTGCGTAGCTCCAGGCACTCATCCTTGCTGTCCACAGTGCGGATGCTCACTCAAATTCAAGACCCGCTCGCTAAGTTCCTCATGTCCAGAGGGTTACTGGGATGCCGTGGTCACTCAGGAAGAAGAAGACCTCATCAGAGAAAGTATCAACCCAGAAAACCAAGATTAATGAGCTTAGTATTTCACCCGGAATCCCACAGCTATGTGTCTGTGGATCCTCAGGATAACACCCGTTGGATCAGTGTCACCACTTTACTGGGCGCACTCAAGCAGCCATTTGACGGCAAAAACATCGCACAGAAGAGTTCTACCAACAAAAAGAGTAAATGGTATGGTATGACACCAGATCAGATCCAGCAGGTATGGAAGAATGAATCAGAACGTGCATGTAACCTGGGTAACTGGTACCATGACCAGCGTGAACAAGATATCACAAACTGTGAGACCATCGTGCGCTATGATACAGAGCTACCGGTGATCAGACCCATTGTAGATGAAAACGGTAAGAAAATGGCCAGTTCTCAGAAGCTGATTGAAGGGATCTACCCGGAACACCTGGTGTATCTCAAATCAGCGGGCATCTGCGGGCAGAGTGACCTGGTAGAGGTGGCTAACGGTGAAGTGCATATCACAGACTACAAGACCAATAAAGAGATCAAGACAGAAAGCTACAAGAACTGGGAGGGTGTATCTCAAAAGATGGCACCACCGGTATCACACCTGGATGATTGCAACCTGAATCACTACAACCTGCAGCTTTCGATCTACATGTACATGATCTTAAAGCATAACCCAAGACTCAAGCCAGGGAAGCTGGTGATCCACCATATCCAGTTTGAGGAGGAGGAAGAGCCAGATCAGTACGGTTATCCTATCACTAAGCGTGACGCAGACGGTAATCCTATCCTGAAAGCCATTATCCCTTATGAGCTGCCTTATCTCAAAGATGAGGTTATGGCTATCCTGGCATGGTACAAGGACAACGCTGAAAATGTTATTAAGAAGAAAAAGTAATGAAGGTGCACTTTGATCATGTCAGTGGTTTTGGAAAGGTGAAGCATATGGACTTTATCTTCTCAGACCCGTATGGCACTCTTGAAGAAAGTGAGTCTGGGGCGGATGCTCTTAAGCAAGGCTGGATACCATGGGGTGACCGCTGGTTTAATTTGAGAAGTGTGCGTCTGGATCTATCGCTTTACACCCCTACTGCCACTGTCAGAAAACTGGCTAGAAACGTTCAAACAGCACCTGGTGATATGAAACTATCTCAGGACAATTATAAAGCTCTGTATGAGCATTATTGTGATCACCATGGTTTTGCCAGAGATATTGAGTGGGAGTATTTCCAGGATTGTAACGTCATTGAGTATCACTATGACAATAAACTAGTAGGTATAAGTCTGTACAAGACATATGATGATCAGTTTGTGGCTATGCAGTTTATATGGGATTATGCTGAACCTAAGCTCTCACTTGGCAACATAGCACAGATGCACGAGTGTGACCTGGCACGCGCCCTTGGATGTACACATGTGTACTTGCTAGGAGGATATGAGCACTGCTGCCTGTATAAAGGATCCTTCAGAGGCTTTGAATTCTGGACCGGCAAAGAGTGGATCCAGGATTACAACCTGTACAACGCACTGCTTGCACGTGATGAAGCAGTAGAAATTAAAATTCCTGAGCTACAAAATGACAGTATTTGAGCCACAAAACAGAGTTGAGGTGGAAACACCTAACGGGCCTGGAATCATCTGGCTGGTGACAGACTACGGTCATGAGACTGACACGATATATACTGTCATTTTAAATGATAGTGGTGAGATGTGGCAGTTCACTCACAAGGACATTAGAGTAAAGAAGAATATAACATTTGGAAGAAATGGTAAAACTATTTGATATACACGCAGGGGAGGTTGTTCCTTCAGAACACTGCCATACCCTGGCATTTTTAAAACGCATTATGGAGGAGTATCCGCTGGACCACGTAAAGGTCTATGCGTACCTGTTCTACATGACGTGCCCTAACCCTGATATGAATCCTTTTTTTGACGTTCCTGAAAATGAAAAAGAAGAACTTATTCTGTCTCAACTGGAAGCAGAATTCTCCACAGAAGATGACGCTATTATCGCGGCTCTGGAGCTCTGTAAAAAGTTGTATGAAACGCCTACGTACAGAGCGTACATGGGTATCAAACACATGCTCGACCGTCTCGCGAAATACATGGAAACTACTGCTATTGAGCATGGTCGCGATGGAAATATCACAGCGCTGGTCAACGCTGCGGCAAAATTTGAGGCTATACGTTCTGCTTACAAGGGAACGTATAAAGACCTTATGGAAGAGCAAAAAAGCCAGGTACGTGGAGGCCAACGACTGGCGTATGATCAGGAGTAAACCATTAGTACTGAAAAATGATAAGGCGTTTTATAATTGGCTGTTTCATTACAATGGCCATGATGATACTTGGTATGCGTTTCACCGTGAGGACATGGACGCGTATTTTAAAAAAGAGAAAGGCATACATACGGTATATAGGCATAAAGAGCTAAGTAAGCTTATGAGCCATATGCAATTCAACAGAAAAAAACCCCTATGAAAACTTACAGAGTAATTATTCATCACAGAACAGACGGGCATATCATTACCCGTCCAGCTACACAAGTTCCGCAAAAAGGGAACATCATCACCATCTCACCTGACCAGTACGTTGTCACCAACGTGATCTGGAATTATGCAGATGGTTCAACTGTCACCGTGCTAGTGGACACACCTGAGGCAATCATTCAATAATGTTTATTTCCGTACCTACATATGATGCTGTGACCAGCACATGGTCACGTACTGACTTTGAGACCAGGCAGGAGTTTCAGGACTTCCTGTGGTCTGTTTTCAAGGAGCCAGGCAAATATGAGTTTGACGAGACCTCGCTGCTGTTCAATTCACAGGCGCGTATATTCAACCAGTACCGCGTATTTACCACCGCTCCCATGCGTTCCAAGGATTATATTACCTACTGGGACACAGAGAAGGACAAATGCCGCAATGGTGTCATTTTTAAGAATGGAGAAAGAACCTGGTATCTCACAAGAGATTATTACATGTGGATCAACTTCCTGCCTATCTATAACAAGGAGGTAGGGAAGTTTACGTTTGCGGATGTCCGTGATGCGCAGTACCATATGGCGCTTTATGAGAAACTGGCTGAGGTAAGCTTCAAGCACGCAGCCATCCTCAAGAAACGTCAGATCGCATCCTCTTACTACCATGCCGGTCGCATGATCAACATCTTTTGGTTTGAAGAAGGTGCTGTCTGCAAGATCGCTGCTTCCCTCAAAGATTATATCAACGAGAAAGGAACCTGGCGTTTCTTGGATGAATACCGCAACTTCCTGAATACCTACACAGGATGGTATCGTCCATGCAACCCAGACAAGGTAATGTCCTGGGAACAGAAGATTGAGGTCAACCAGGGCGGAAGAAAGCGTGACGTGGGTCTTAAATCTGTGATGTCAGGTACTGCACTTGAAAAGGATCCTACCAATGGTGTAGGGGGTCCGGTAAGGTTCTTCTTTCACGAGGAAGCAGGTATTGCCCCTAAGATGAATGAGACGCTGGAGTACCTTTTACCTGCCATGAAATCAGGTATGATCTACACCGGTATGTTTGCCGCTGCAGGATCTGTGGGTGACTTGGAACAGTGTGAGCCATTAAAAGAACTTATTCTCAACCCAGACTCCAAGGACGTACTGGCCGTTGAGACCAACCTATTAAACGGAGAAGGACAGACAGCTTACTGTGGACTGTTCATTCCAGAGCAATGGTCCATGCTTCCATGCATTGACGAATGGGGTAACTCTCTTGTTGAGGAAGCTCTCAAGCTGATCCTTGCTGAGCGCGAAGACTGGAAAAGAAAGCTTAAGCCAGACGACTACCAGCTTCGTATTTCTCAAAAACCTATTAACATTGAAGAGGCCTTTGCTTACAGAAAAGCTTCTAAGTTCCCGCTACACCTGGTCCAAAAACAGATCCGCAAGATTGAGGAAAAAGAGTACTACACAGAGTACGTGGACCTGGAGCGCGCAGACAATGGCAAAATTGAAATTAAAGAGTCCAGGAAGCGTCCAATCATGGAGTTCCCTATTTCCCCTAAGACAGAGAACAAAGAGGGCGTGGTTGTCATCTATGAGCGTCCTGTGAAGGATCCTACGTTTGGAATGTACTACGCTTCCATTGACCCCGTGGCAGAAGGTAAGACTACAACGTCTGAATCCCTCTGTTCCATATTTGTCTACAAGACTTCCCAGGAAGTTACTATACACAAGCAGGATGGGTCCATTGAACAGCATATTGAGCGCGACAAGATCGTAGCCAGCTGGTGTGGACGATTTGATGACCTGAACAAAACGCATGAGCGTTTGGAAATGATTATTGAGCTGTACAACGCCTGGACCATTGTGGAGAACAACATCAGCTTGTTCATCCAGTATATGATCTCCAGACGTAAACAAAAATACCTGGTCCCTAAAAACCAGATCCTGTTCTTAAAAGAACTACAGAGTAACAATAACGTCTACCAGGAATATGGCTGGCGTAACGTAGGAACACTCTTTAAAACAAACCTGATCTCATATGCGCTGCAGTTCCTGGAAGAGGAGCTGGACCATGAGACAAAATCCGATGGTGAGATTGTCAGGACCACCTATGGGATAGAAAGAATTCCTGACATCATGCTCTTACGGGAGATGGCAGCATACCGTGATGGACTTAACGTTGACCGCTTGGTAGCGTTCTGTGCACTGGTAGCATTTGCCAAAGTCCAGGAGAGTAACCGGGGTTATGCTAAACGTGTTGAGAGAGAGGATGGTCAGTTGGCAAATACTAAAAATTTTAGTAAATTATCTATGAGCACTCCTTTCCGCAATATGGGAAGGCCAAATGCTTCTTCTTCTAACATGAGACCCCCCAGAAACCCCTTTAAGAATCTGAGGTAGAATTAACAGAACACACGATGCCAAAAATTGTAAACGCATTACAACTCAAGAATGGAGCGAAAGCTGACTACAACCGCATGGGTACGCTTACCCAGCCGGTTCAGTTCCTCCCTTCTACAGAAAAAGATGAGGCCTGGGGCGCATGGAACCTTGACTGGTTAGAAATGCAGGGTATGAAGCAGATTCGCAGAAATGCGAGACGCTTGCTCAAGAACTACAAGCTGGCCAATGGTATCATTGACCGCACGGACTACATTGTTGAAGAAGACAACGAGGTAGCTGAAATGATTGACATTCTCACCACACAGGATGAGAGTGCATTTGAGCTGAAGTTCTTCCCAATTATTCCAAACGTTATCAACGTTCTGACAGGAGAGTTTGCAAAAAGGAATGATCGCATTACTTACCGCGCAGTAGATGAAGCTTCTTACAATGAGCTGATTGAGCAAAAGCGTAGTATGGTAGAAGAGGTACTGGTGTCTCACGCTGAGCAGAAAATGCAGCAAATGATTGAGTCTATGGGACTTAACATGGAAGATGAGCAGCAGGCACAACAGGCTCAGCAAATGATGAGTCCTGAGAACCTCAAGACACTTCCTGAGATTGAAGAATTTTTCCGCAAGGACTACCGCTCTATGATTGAAGAATGGGCCACTCACCAGCATGCTGTTGATGAGGAGCGCTTCTACATGAAAGAGCTGGAGAATATTGCATTCCGCGACATGCTGATCACTGACCGTGAGTTCTGGCATTTCAAGATGAATGAGGATGATTATGAGATTGAGCTCTGGAACCCGGTGCTCACATTCTATCATAAATCACCAGAGGCACGCTACATTTCCCAGTCTAACTGGGCAGGACGTGTGGATCTTATGACCATGGCTGACGTTATTGACAAATATGGCCATAAGATGAACCAGGATCAGCTGGAAGCCCTGGAGGCTATCTATCCTGTGAAATCTGCAGGATATCTTATCCCAGGCCAGCAGAACGATGGATCCTTCTATGATGCTACACGTGATCACGCATGGAACACACAAGGTCCTTCATTGGGCATGCGTCAGTTCCTTTCAGCGCGTGATACTTTCATGAACACCGGTGATGATATCATCTACAAGATCTTTAGTGAGACAGAGGATGCACAAGACTTCAACAACTGGAGCCTTATCCGTGTGACTACTGTGTACTGGAAGAGCCAGCGCATGGTAGGACATCTTTCTAAGATTGGAGATGATGGTATCCTGGTAGACATGGTAGTGGATGAGAGTTACAAGGTTACTCACAAACCTGTTTATGATACTTCTGTGCTCAAGAACAAAAACCGCGAAACGCTGGTGTACGGAGAGCACATTGACTGGATCTGGATCAATGAAGTATGGGGTGGTACCAAGATTGGTCCCAACCGCCCAACGTTCTATGGTAGCAATGACGCACAGGGATTTGCCCCTATGTATCTGGATGTCAAGCCAGTACGCTTCCAATTTAAAGGTGACTTTACCCTATACGGTTGTAAGCTTCCTGTAGAAGGAGCGGTATTTACAGACCGTAACGTGAAGTCCATGTCTCTTGTAGACAAGATGAAACCTTACCAGATTGGTTACAACCTGGTGAACAACCAGATCGCTGATATCCTGGTAGATGAGCTTGGTACAGTGATCATGCTTGACCAGAACGCACTGCCACGCCACTCAATGGGTGAAGACTGGGGGCACAACAACTTTAGCAAAGCCTATGTGGCTATGAAGAACTTTGGAATGCTTCCATTGGATACTTCTATCACCAACACAGAGAATGCACTAAACTTCCAGCATTACCAGGTATTGAACCTGGAGCAGACACAACGTTTAATGTCGCGCATCCAGCTGGCTAACTATTTCAAGACCCAGTGTTTTGAGTCTATAGGTCTGTCACCACAGCGTATGGGTGCAGTCAATGGCCAGGAAACAGCTACCGGTGTAGAGCAGGCTATCAACATGAGTTACTCTCAGACGGAAGTTTACTTTACACAGCACTCAGAGTACCTGATGCCGCGTATACACCAAATGCGTACAGACCTTGCACAGTACTACCACTCTACAAGACCATCTCTTCGTTTGCAGTACCTCACCTCTATGGATGAGAAAGTAAACTTTGAGATCAATGGTACAGAGTTACTGGCACGCGACCTGAACGTATTTATCTCCACTAAGGTGAATCAGCGCCAGATCATTGAGCAGATCCGCGGACTTGCACTTTCTAACAACACTGCTGGTGCATCTATCTATGACTTAGGAAACCTTGTTAAGGCTGACTCTATGGCTGAGATCACTAGCGTGATGAAAGGCATTGAGGATAAAACTACCAAGGCTAAGCAACAAGAGATGGAGGCAATGCAGCAGGCTGAGCAAATGAAGCAGGAAGGCGAGAACAAACGCCAGGAAGCTGAACTTAAGTTCCAGGCTGAGCAGAAACAACTTGACCGCGAGAACAAGCTTCGTGAGGCTGAGATCCGCTCTGCAGGATATACGGCTATGCAAGACCGTAATGCCAACAATCAGAACGACTACATTGACACCCTTGAATACCTGGACAAGAAAGCTGCTGACCAAAGCCGTCAGTCGCTGGAACGTGATAAAGAGACTAACCGTCAGCTCACAGAACAGCAAAAGCTTGATCTGAAACGCCAGGAACTACAGTCCAAGGAGCGCATTGCTGACAAGCAAATACAAGTTGCGCGCATCAACAAAAACAAATTTGACAAGGAGTAAAACACTATAGCGATATAGTGCTTGAAATCTAGTTTGGATACACTCTAACGATGTAAATCTCAAGGGTTTATTCAGTAGATTATATATGAAGAGAAGAACACGAGAAACCCCCTAAACATAAGGTATGAGCGATAACAACCAACAGACGACAGTGTCAAACGTGACACTTGATTCTATAGATGATTTTCTTCCTATGCCAGGCGCTGATAGCGTGGTGACAGCGGATGAAGGCGATGACAAGAAGCCATCCATTTTTTCTACTCAGAAACCAGTTGACACCAGTTTCCTGGACAAAGAGGATGAGGAAGAAGAGGATGAGGATGGTAAAAAGAAAACGCCAACTCCGGATGCAGCAGCTACAGCAGATGCATTAAAGGACTTGGATGAGGAGCTTTTTGGTGGTGATGACGAAGATGACGAACCAGAACCATCCAAGAAACCTGGAAGAAAGAAGACTGATAAATCAGGTTTGGTAGAGACATTCTCCAAACTGATTGAAGAGGGAACCTTCTTCGCATTTGAAGATGAGAAGCCCTTGGAGGAATACTCAGTAAAGGATTGGCAGGAATTAGTTCAGGCTAACCTGGAGGAGAAAGAAAAACAACTCCGCGAGCAGACTCCAAAAGAGTTCTTTGAATCGTTGCCAGACGAGTTGCAGTATGCAGCTGAATATGTGGCAAAAGGTGGTAAAGACATGAAAGGTCTTTTCCGTGCACTAGCACAAGTGGAAGAGACACGTTCATTAGACCCACGCCAACCTGAACACCAGGAGCACATTGTACGCCAGTACTTACAAGCTTCAGGTTTTGGGAACGGTGACCAGGATCTGATTGAAGATCAGATTGAGGAGTGGTTAGAGTCTGGTGCCATTGCCAAGAAAGCTTCACAGTTCAAACCGAAGCTTGATCAAATGGAAGAAGAAGTGGTGCAACAAAAGCTTGCACAACAAGAAGCCTTCCGCCAACAACAGCAGCAGAAGAAAGAAGAGTATATGGATCAGATCTATAACACTCTGAAGCCTGCAGAACTCAATGGTGTTAAGCTTGACGCCAAACGTCAGAAGTTCCTATGGGATGAATTGACAAGCGTAAAGTATGATTCTATGAGTGGCCGTCCTACTAACCTCCTTGGTAAGTTATTAGAGGACTACCAGTTTGGCAAAGAACCACGCTATGACCTGATCGCTGAAACGCTTTGGTTGCTTTCTGATCCAGAAGACTACAAAGAGAACATCCGCAAGCAGGTAGCAAGCCAAGTGACTCAGGACACTGTCCGCAAACTCAAGACTGAAGAAGGAAGACGCCTTGCTTCTACAGTGACTGACACAGAGGAAGAACCTGAGAAACAAAAAAGAATACCAAGAAAACCAGCCAACATTTTTACCGGACGTAAGTAACACACAATAACAATTATTAATCCTTTATCCTATGAGTACACCTGTTCTAAACAACGGTCTATTCTTGCGCGACACCAACTATAAAGTGTCTTCGCATGTAGACTCGTACCACTTGATGAACATGCTCAAAAGCACAGATCCTATGGACTTAGGACCTGTTGACTTATGGGCAATGACACAGAAAGTGGAAATGCCACTCTATCAGATGGCATCATTTGGTGGTAAGAATACCATCATCGTTGATAACCCTCGTGGCGAGTACAAATGGCAGACGCCAATCGTACAAGACCTTCCTTACATTGTTGAGGACGTTGAGCCAGCTTTAACAAACTTGGGTATTGACGGTACAAACTTCAAAATCAAATTGAACAAGCGTTCATTTGGTCACGGAGACATCATCACTTATGACAAATACCGTGGTGTGGAATTGTACATCACTGCTGAAGACATCCTTCCTTCTGGAGATGGTTTTGTCTACACAGTTCAGTTGGTGAACAACGACAACACTAAGTCTTTGGACAAAGCGTATTTGAAGCCTGGTACTAAATTCTTCCGTAAAGGTTCTGCCCGCGGAGAATATGGTGAGCGTTTCTCTGACATCGGTGAGTTGAACGCTGGTTTCCGTGAGTTCTACAACTTCGTTGGAGGTGCTGAAGCTCACGTTCACTACAGCGTATCTAGCCGTGCACACATGATGGCGCAAGGCGGTATGAATGCTGACGGTACAGTTCCTGTAACTGAGATCTGGCGTTCATTTGACGCGAACATCGCAAACGATCCTTCTTTGACCAACATTGACGCTATGGTGTCTAAGCTTGGTAAAGACTACATCAAAAAAGCTTACGACAATGGTACGTTGACTCGCTCATTCGTTACCAAAATGGAGACAGCTCACTTGACCAAAATTGCAAATGACATCGAGACTTACTTAATGTGGGGACAAGGTGGTCGCATCAAGCAAGACGGTCCAGATGATCTTCGTTTGTCTGTAGGTCTTTGGGCACAGTTGGATAACTCTTTCAAAAGAGTATACAACAAGAGCTCATTCTCACTTGAATTGTTCCGTTCTGAGATCTTCAACTTCTACAATGGTAAGGTTGAGTTCAAAGGACCAGACCCACAACGTCAAATCATCGTACAAACTGGTATGGCCGGTATGCGTATGGTGAACGAGGCGATCAAGAAAGAAGCATTCAACACTACTGGTGGTGGTACTTCACTCTTCGCTGACATGTCTAAGGCTGGTTTAGGAGCAATCTCTGGTAACAACGCTATGGACTTGAACTTCGGTTTTGCGTTCACTAGCTACACCATTCCTTTCCTTGCAAATGTGAAGTTCGTGTTGAACCCTGCGTTTGACAACGTACACACAAATGACATTGAGAACCCAATCATTGATGGTTATCCATTATCATCTTACAACTTCATCGTGTTTGACATCACTGACAACACAAACGACAACATCTACTTGTTGAAGTTGAAGTGGGATAGCGAATTGAAGTGGTTCTATCAGAACGGTACAATGGACTACATGGGTCGTACACAAGGGTTTGCATCTTCTGGCAATTTCAATGGATACCGCGTATTCATGACTCAGACTATGCCTTCTATCTGGGTTAAGGACCCTACTAAAGTTCTCAAAATCGTGATGCGCAACCCCATCACTGGCGGATCATTCTAACATCTGCTGAAGGCACTAGCACACCAGGGGAATTCAACCTCCCCTGGTACTGCTAAACCCCGAACTTTTCCCCGCACTTTTTACGTGGAAAGTTCGGTGATAAAAGGACTCCACCTCCTCACCGTCAGCTCACACTGACATTATATTGAAGCCGCCTGGGGGATTTCTCCCAGGTACTCCTGAGAAGTAGTAACCGTGACGTGGTTCAGGAGCTTACCCACTAATAACTACAGAACAAAAGAACAAGAAGAAATTACCAACACAAAAGAAGAACTATGGAAGTAACGATGATTGAAAAGCATCAAACGCTTAAAAGAGCCAGCGCCATTACGGTGCGTCCGTTCATTGACAACGCAAGTGCCAACATGGGCCTTGAAAGGTACAACATGGTACTGTTTGAAGGAGTATTCCACGAAGAACAGTTAGCATGCCTTGAGTACAACGGTATCAAGCGCTACCTGACAGGTCTTAACGAGTTTGCACCTGAGATCAAGCAATTGCCTGAGGAAGAGCGTGAAGCAGCTATTAACAACATACGTGTTACAGTTGCTCAGCTTGAGAAAGAACTTGCTTCAAATATCATTGATCCTAAGGATCCTGATTTTTGGAACAAAGTGAAACTTCTCCGTCCTGACAATGATGAGTTCTGGGGCAAGATCGTAATGCGCTTTGGTAACGAGCCTATCTACCTGGATCCTGCAAATGATCCATATGATCTCATTAAGATGAAAGCTATTGAAGCAGGAGGTTTTTCTGTAGTAGCAAAGTCACTTGAGTCAGCTCGTATGGCAACTACGCCACCAAAGTTCTACCTGGATAAGTTTGAGGAAACAGCAACTATCCGTACAGAAGTGAAGAAAATGCGTAACAAAGCATTGGCAGAGCTTCAGAAACTGTATGACAAGAACGCAAACAAATTGTTCCTGGTATGCAAGGTAGTAGATCCAAACTCTACACATTACAAGAAAACGACTCCACTGGATATCCTTTATGATAACATGGATAAGTTCATCAATGGTGAGACTGTAGAGAAGGACAAACGTCAAACGGCAAAACGCTTCTTGGAGATAGCAGGCCTTGACATGGAAACGTTGAAATTACGCGCCATGGTAAAAGACGCCAATTTCTACAAGATCATTGCTACACGTGGGGATGGTTTCATTTACCACATGAAGAGTGCCAGCATGATTGGCAAAAACGCTTCTGATGTAGTGGAATACTTAAAGAATCCTTTGAATGAGGACATCTTAAAAGACATCACTGCAAATGTAGAGAAGTACTGGAATTTGTAAGATAACTAGAGATGAATAACAACCTGCTGCAAATAAAGATCAAGGAGCGCCTAAACAAGCTGTCCTCTCTGGATTATGATAACCTGGAGTGCTGGCAGATTGCTGAAGCGTTCAACAAAGCGCAGATTGAGTGGGTTCGCAAACAGGCACATGGAAACAACATCCATAAAGAAGGTGATGAATCCTCCAAGATGCTAATTGATGATTTGCAGAAGTTGCTGGTAGAGTCTAACATCACAATGTCTGAACATGACAGATATTTTGAGACAGCTGTGATCCCTGCTAACTACTTGTATTACAAGAGAATAGCAGTGAAGAGTAAAACAGATTGCTGCCCATCACGAGCCATGACAGTTTACTTGACTGAAATGGCAGACGTAAGCAACCTTCTGATAGACTCGTTCAGGAAGCCAAGTGCAGAGTGGGGGGAGACCTTTGCTACCATGATTGGCAACCGCTTTAGGATCTATACAAACAATGAGTTTGACCTGGAAGATGCCAAGCTCACCTACTATAGAAAGCCTGTACAGGTAACATTTGCTGGATGTATTGATCCAGGTACCGGTACAGCCACTGTAGACCAGGAATGTGAGTTCAAAGATGATATCGTAGAGATGATCATTGAAGAAGCCACAGCAATCCTTGCAGGTGACATTGAAAGCTGGAACCAGTCTCAACGGGCAAAAACTAACTCACAAACAAATAACTAATGGACTTCGCTTCAGACTATAAACCAAGAAGGTTGGCACGCAGCATAGTGACAACCACAGAACCAAAAGAAAGAACACTGGAAGAGCATGTTGCTTATACAGTGGGAGAGCTGATGAATGCAGCGACTTCTTTCCACAAGCTTCACTTAAAGGTGAAAGGGGAAGGATCTTATGCAGCACACAAAGCACTCAATGAGATCTATGATGCATTACCTGACCATGCTGATGATATTGCAGAAGGTTTCCAGGGAGCTGCTGAAACATTGATCCCAGAAGAAGAATGTGAGCTCAAAGTTTTGAATTCTGTTGAAGATGCATTAAATTATTTAAGAGAGCTAAAGCAATGTGTGTCTGATCTTCAGGCGGTCATGCCTTACAGCGAGATTGTAAATGACCTTGACAACGTTAAGAGCACTATCAACTCCACTAAGTACAAGCTTCTCTTCCTTAAGTAAGAATTTTTTTAACCTATATTATTAACCCAAATCCTTAAACAACCATGGCTTATTTTCCGCATGCGTTTCAGAAATTGTTGGCAGGTACCAACGGTTTCAGTACAAACTACGGGTCAGCTACTACTGCGTTGACTGCAGGGAAAATTGGTGTGATCAAAGCTAGTGACAACACTATCGAAGACATCACCGGTACTCCTTCTTACAGTACAACTCCTTTAGTATACTTGGCTCAAGGTTCATTCCACACAACTGACAAACTTGGCCCTTTCCACGGTGGTTACCAAGAGACTGTAAAGTCAAAAGGTATCAACCCTAAGTATGTGAGCGAGTTCTACGTGACTGAACCAGCTGCTCCAGTACAGAACGTTATCGCTATCAGCGTTAAAGACTGTATTAACATCGCTTGTAACTCTACTTACCGCTTACGTCTTGACGTAAAAGGTTCTCCAGCGTTACGTTTCTTAACTCACAACTTGTACCAGACTTTGGATGCAAAGACTCCTTGTTGTGATGCTTCTAACAACAACGTTGACCCTGTTGGCGTATTGTTACAGTGGAAAGACCAAATTGCTGCGTCTCCGATCGTTAAGCAATTCATCTCTCCAAAAGTGTTCAACTACTCTTTGACTGCTTACGCAGCTTCAACTACATCTGCATCTACGTCTTTGACATTAGATGACACTTCAGGTGCTGGTGGTTCTGCTCCTGCTGGTCTTGCTGTAGGTCAATTGATCGTTGGTACAGGTATCCCTGCTAACACTTACATCACTGCTGTTTCTGGTGGTACTGTAACACTTAGCCAGGCTGCTACTGTAGCTGCAACTACAACTGCGATCAAAATTTACACTGAGGTTACAACTGCAAACTATGCTCCTGAAACTGGTGCTTCTGCTCCTGACACAAACGATGCATTGTTAGTGTTAACTGGTGCTTACGCTGATACTACTTTCAGCAACTGTTCATTCAACCCAATGGACCACGTTGAGTACCAACCAATCCAAATCTACGCTTCTGCAGTAGACGTGAATGGTGACCCTTGTGCAGTATCTTGCTTTGGTGTATCTGAGCTTCAAGCTTCTTACCAAGGTAAAGGTTTCGGTGAGACTTACGTGCGTGAGTTGATCTTAGACAAACGTTACCGTCAAGAGCCTTGGACTCAAGATGTACGTTTACGTGAAGTGTTAGACGACACAACCCTTTCTGAAATCGCTCGTGGTACACGTTACTACGCATACCACATCCTTCACAGTGTTCCTCGTAAGAGCAACCCTTCAGGAATGATGGATAGCGATCAGTACTTGGTGAAAATTGTTGTTGCATCACGTAACTCAGATTTTGAAGCTTACTTCAACGCATTGTTGACTTCAGCTGGAAATCACGTGCAACTCAAAGTGTTGAAATAACATCAACCTAACCTGCATATAGAAGGAGGGAGAGGGTAAAACCTTCCCTCCTTTTTTGCTTTTGTAACACATTTTTTGTAAATTCTATTGTAGAGGTCTTAATCCTATATCTCAGAAAATCATGGCAATAAAACATACACTGGCTTTAGACATTCCAGACACAGCATGTGAAACTATCCTGCGCGTATGGGATGCATCTGTGTATGGTCAGGGACTAGACGTGGACTGTCCGCGTTTAGACATTTGGTTACCTGGCTTTACCGCCCCTGTTTACTATACAGATCTTACCCCAGGGTTTGTTAAAAACTTGAATGCCATAGACTTGGGATTCCAGCATCCACAAGATGACTGTGCAGTAAACCTGCCAGATGGTATCTATAAGATCCGCTACAGTGTTTCTCCAAACGACAAGGTGTTTGTGGAGTATTACCACTTGCGTACCACCCGCATCATGAACATGTACTACCGTGAGCTTTGTAAAGTTCAACTGGAGCCATGTGAACCGACTGCAGAGACACACCAAAAACTTCATGACCTGCGCTACATCAAAATGTATATTGATGCAGCCAAGGCCAAGGCAGAATACTGCCACTCCCCTAAACAGGCTACAGATATGCTTGCCTATGCAGAAAAGCTGCTGGAAAAATATCTGACAGGCTGTTGTGTTAGTTGTCACCACTAAACCAATTACATATGGCACAATGCACCAACTGTGGCAGAACCATTACATGTGGCTGCCAGGAAAGAACCGCTTCAGACGGTAAAAAAACATGCAGTAGCTGCAATACCCAGTATGAGCAGACATTGCAGATCATCAATGCTAACAAGGCAAATGAACAAAAATTAAATGGACAACACTAAAACACATATCAACAAAATCTTTGCTGAGAGCGTAGAGGCTGATTACAAACGCAAGCGTTATGGTATCAAGACCTGCCGCGCTAAAGTTGACGCTGATTTTGCCAATGATATGAGAGAGCTGTTGAACCGTTCACTGGAACTGGAAGGATGCGGTCTTAGGTTAGACAGCTGCGGGATCCAGTCTATAAAAGAAAGAATCAATACCCTATGAATCCTATAAACTCAAACGAGCACCCAAGACCAGGGAAAGGATGCACTCCGGTGTCATCCTCTTGTGTTATTTGGACAGGTCCAGACATTCCTTGCATCAACATTTGTCGTGGAGATGCAATAGACAAGGTTGTGTATGACCTTGCTCTGCTTTTATGCCAGGTTTCAGAAGGCGTTATTGATATCACAACCCTTGACTTTAAATGCCTGGTAGAGCAGAATGGACCTACTGAGCTCATAGCAATACTTCAGTTGCTTATTGATAAGCACTGTGAACTGGAGACAACTGTTGCAGGAATAGAAACTGGTAACGGTGGTACATCTACCCCAGATACTCCAATTACACTTCCTGATTGTCTTCATTATACCAATGCTGATGGAGATTTGGTTACAAGTCTTCCATCCCGCGAGTACAGCATTTTGCTGGCTGAACGCATCTGTGGCATTTTAGTGACTCTTGCATCACTTACCAATAACTATACAAGTCTGGTAAACAGGGTAGAGACACTAGAGGATTTTATTGCAAACCTTAACACTAACACAAGCATTCCAACTATTGTAAGCAAATGCCTTACAGGTGTGACTGAAGGTTTGGATATTCCTATTACAGATGCTGTTGAGACAATGGAAACATTTCTCTGCCAGTTAATTGATACATTAGGCAGTTTAAGTGAGCTGTCAACTCTTATTGATACAGAATGCCCTGACCTGGACAATTCATTATCATTAAGTGTAGCTGATACTGTAATGTCAGATATCAGCGGGTGGACCACAAACCCTACCAATGTTTCTCAGAACCTGGTTAATCTTTGGTTGACCCTTTGTGACATGCGCACAGCTGTAAGTAGCCTTTTAGAACCACCAGCACCACCATGTGCACCTGTTGCACCATCTAATGTGCAGATCACGAATTTGACAAACAGTGGTTGTACCATTACATGGAATCCACCTTCCATTGCAGGCACAGAAAACCCTATAGGCTACAACGTAACTGTATTTGAATGGAATGGTTCTACTGAAGTAGGTCCTGCAGTTGTTGATCAGCCTGTACCTTTTGGAACAAACACCATTACAATCAGTGCGGGTGATCCTACCAAATACTATAAGGTTGCAGTAACAGCAGTATACGATACATGTGGTACAAGCATAGCGTCTGTCATTTATGGAATGATTGTGCTATCTACCTATGTAGCCAAGTTGACATATTCTGAGGTAGTTAGTGCAGACTCACCTATTGTTCCTTGTCTTGGTACAGATTATCCAACCATTCAAAAAACAGGAACCTTCACACTTATCAGTTTACTAACTGGTGCTCCAATTGTAAACACAGGTTTGCCACTAACCATTGTAGCATCTTTCAACAAAACAAATGATTGCATGAGCGGTGATTATGATGTGGTTATCACTATTCCTACAGGTCAATCCTTTGGTAATGTCAAATTCTTTGCAGAAAAAACTATTTCATGTGCTCCAGATACTTGCAATGTAGAATACAGGTCTATCAACTGTGTTCAGACCATTAGTAATCCAAATGTTATTATGGATGGATCACTTTCAATGTGCTAACAAAAACTAGAAATAAATGTACCCTAACGAATATTGCCACCGCTGTGAGCCTGAGCTACCTCCTATAGAGGTACCATTGCCACCTGCATGTGATGGTGAGGAATGTGAGGAAATCTATTCTGGTACCTGTGTCAAGTACACCGGTCCAGCTATTCCTTGCCTCAACATTGCCGCAAATGAAAATCTTAACTCAGTCATTCAGAAAATTGCCAATCGTTTGTGCCAATGCTGCAATGGCGGTCAGCCAGTAAACTGTGTTGTTTCAGCATGGTCTGAGTGGTCTCCATGTGTAAATGGACTTCAAACCAGAACCAGAACTGTGGTTACACCTCCTGCAAATGGCGGTACTGCATGTCCTCCACTTAGTGAAACAAGATCATGTCTTGATGAGTGTACACCAGTTTTACAAGCAGAAATTACATCTCCTAGTTGTGAGCAGGTAGAAGTTTCTTTCATTGATGATGGAAGTGCTGCAAGTTTCTTAGTATTCCTGGTTCAGCCTGACGGTACAAATGTTGATACCCTCAACATTTCAGCTTCAGGAAACGTTCAAGCATATACAGCATCTTTCACCAGCGTTCCTGCAGGTGTATACTTTGCTAAAATTGAAAAATATTGTGATGGCCAGGAGTATCCTGTAAGTGTAGTTACCGGTGAGGTACACGTGCTTCAGTGCATTCCTCCATGTCCTTCTACTCAGTTTACTGTATCTGTTGTTGATTGTGAGACTATTTCTGTTACTCTTGATGGCAACGCATCTGTTCCTGTTTATGACATAGATTACCGTCCTTCAAATGTGGATGTGTGGACCACTGCAGTATCTCTTTATGACGCAAGCTCAGTTAACGTAGTTACTATTGACAACTTAGTTCCTGCTGGAATTCAATATGAGATTCGTGTAAGACACTGGTGTGGTATGGGTAGCGTTGGTCTTTGGGATACAGTAATTGTAGTACTTCCTAGTTGTCCTACTCCGTCTTGTACAAGACCATCATTTACAGCGACATCACCTGTTTGTGATCAAATCACAGTTAATCTGGATGGTTTATCATCAACTCCTATATATGACGTTGAATATCGTGTAGCTGGTGGTGCATGGCTTTCTGCTGGAACAGGTATTGATGCCTCAATAAATGCTACAGTTGACATCATTGATCTACTAGCAGATCAAGCCTATGAGGTTCGCGTGCGCAGATTGTGTGCAGTAGACCTGGTAAGTGACTGGATAACGCTTTCTCTTTCTACGGGAGTTTGTCCAACATCATGCCCTGACCCTACATTCCATCTAAACGGTGGTGACTGTAATGCGTTAGAGTTAAATGTTGGTACTGTATCAGGACTTTCCACACTAACTGAATACCAATACAGACAAACAGGTACAACCGTTTGGTCAGCAACTACTACAATAGATGCCCTTAACGGTATTGAACAAATCCAAGGTCTTGAACCAGGCGTATCCTATGATGTGAGAATACGCAGATCATGTGGTAACGGATTGTTCAGTAACTGGGTTTCAGCCACTGAGCTCCTAGTAGCATGTCCTTAAAAATACCACTGGTTTTGTTGGTTTTCCAGTGATATCAAAGTGCCCCTGGTTCGCAAGAGCTGGGGGTAACTTTTTAAAAATCAACTCATTTTGTAGAACCTATAGAAATTTTTGTAAATTTGTAGAGGTTGAACCCCTTATCCAAAACCTATGAATGTAGTAGAAGCAGTCTACCACAGCCTGAAACGCAAGAAGTCAGCTGAGGCAGAAGCAGCCAGATTAGGCATTTCCATCACCCAGTATTTAAAGATTAAAGAAGAGGTTATAGCAGTGCTCCAGACAGCTGGACCTAAGATTGACTCACAGATCATATCGCTTGTAGAAAGCAGGCTTCTGGGAAAAACGTTGACACCAGAAGTAGTTGTTGAAGACGACAGCAGCTCTAAAGTCACAGAGATCCACGAGAACGTAGAGGACGGCACCTGTAAGATCACAGGTATTTCTTCAGAAGAGCCTCGCAGCCCTGAAGAGATCATCCAGATCCTGAAGATTGACACTACCAAGTGGAAACTCTCACAATACTGGAACAAAGAAAAAGGAAGCAAATGGATGGTATCAGCACTGGTATCACGCATTGGCCAGGATGAGGTAGCACAGAATACCTTTCTGGAAATCCTTGAGAACTATGAGATTCCTCAGATCAAACCATTGGACCCCACAGAACTTGTATGGCTAAACGGTGATGCCGAAGCTGAAGAAGTCTGCGGGGTTTTGTCTTTACAGGACCTTCACTTTGGAAAAGTAGGCAATGAAGACATGGGAAAAATACTTAATGAGAGTGTAAACTACTTAATGAGACTGGCATACAAGTCATTTTTACTTAAGGAAGTAGTTTTTGTGGTTGGGCCTGATACACTTAACATGGATACTTTTGGCGGTACTACTACCAAAGGAACACCGGTAGAGAATTCAGAGATGGCCACAGAAGCCTATCTCAAGGCATTTGGCGCTATCTGTGAAGCTTTGGGCAAGGTGGCCCAGTTTACGCAGCATGTACGCGTTGTATTCATTCCAGGTAACCATGACCGTCTGAGCTCTTTTCATTTACTTCATGCTGTATCCATGGCGTTTTCTACCTGGAAAAACATCAGTTTTGACGTGGAATATGCAGAGCGCAAGGTGATTACTTATGGTCAGAACATGCTTTGCCTAGAACACGGGGACGTTTCTGCCAAGAACAACCCACTGGTATATGCAGTAGAATTCCCAACCCAATGGGGTAACTGTAAACACCGCATGCTTTACACCGGGCACTACCATGGCCGCAGAACCAAGGAGTTCACCACAGAGAATGAGGAGCATGGCTTTGTCACCAGGATCATCCCTGCACTCACCTCATCAGACTACTATCACTATCATAACAAATACGTTGGAAACAAGCGCTCCGCCATTCTTCATCTGCATCATGCAGAGAAAGGTCTGGTAGGTGAGTTCACGTACACCATCTAATTTGTAGACCTCTGGCTTCCAAATCTCCATTATTTTTTGTAAATTCTATTGTAGGTGGATCATGAGAGAAGCACGTAAACCCGACCTTCACGCACCACGTTTTAGACGTCAAATTGACTTCACATTAAACGCAGAGTTCTATGAGCTCCTGAAAGAAAAAGTCCCTGCAGCCAAAGAGCTTACCAATGCTCAGCTTAAGGACCTTATCATGACCTTCAATGGTCAGGTCTGGCAGGCAGCCATAGATAACCGCGATGGGGTAGAGATCCCAGAGCAGATAGGTCACTTGTTCATAGGTACCTGTCCTCCCAAAAAGAGAAAGAACGTGGACTTTAAAAAGAGCGCGGACTATCTCAAGGTGATAGAACACCGCAACTGGGAGAGTGACAATTATCTGGCCAAGATCTTCTTCACTACCTACGGAACCAAGTACAGGTTCAAAAACCACGAGTTATGGGGATTTATTCCTACCAGGGCTTTTAAGCGCGAAGTAGGGAAGACTTACCCTTTGAATTGGAAACGCTACATAGAAGTTGATCCGCGCCTCAAACTTTCTTTCATCTACCGCAAAAACATGGTAGAGTTCAGGAACATGGATGTGGCAGAACAACAGATGAGCACATATAACGAATTTGAACTCTGACCTAGATGATTACAATAGGAGAAGTTATTTCAAGGGTACGCAACCAGATCAAGTCAGTGAAGCAAGACGCCTTCCTGACTGACCGTTTTTTGTACTCCCAGCTGATGAAGCACGCTAAGCTTCTCATGCGCAGACAAGACAACCTCAACCGCATCATTCGCTTTAACAGTGTATGGCAAACGCTCAACTTTGTTGAGTTGATTGAGGTGGACCGTGCCCAGGCACAGTGCCATGGTATTGATACCGGCTGCTATTTCAAGCGCACCAAAGACAAACTTCCTGAAATGATTGATGGTTACTGGGGCCCACTGTTACGTGCAGTGACTTCCATTGACCTTTCTGAGGAGCTTACTCCTACGTACCCTACGTCTTTTGAGCAAATGAGCAAGCAAAAGACATTCAAGTACAATAAGAAAAAATACTACTGGTACCTGGATGGATATCTCTACTTCCCTAACATGGAGTGGGATGCTGTCCGTTTAGAGGGTGTGTTTGAAGGAGACATCAGTCATTACAACTGTGACCCTGCGGACAACTGCCAGTATATCCAGGATAAGTCTTTCAATGTACCTGAGTACATGTTCCCAGAAATTGAACAACTGGTTATGCGTGACCTGGGCATTATGCTACAGATCCCACAAGACGCACAGCACGATAACAGACAAACAGCCCGCTAATCATGTACACTGAAATCCAATACAGAACTTTTGATGATTTGCTTGACAGTGTCAAGATTGATCTGCGCACGTTTGACCTGGAGGGAATGATTGACCCACAGCAGCTGATCAAGGTGGCTATGAAGGTGAACTATGATCTTGGCTTAAAAGTCAATCCTAGCCGCTCTAAAGCCATTGAGATCCACAAAGGAAAAGGTAGATTACCTGAAGATTTTTACGTGCTCAACTTTGCACTGCTTTGTGAGGGTCATAACGTACATGACCACCACCATCATCACCACGCTACAAAGACCTATACAGAAGGTTTGCTTGAAGGAGCCTCAATTGGGCAGCAGGCAGCTTTGTTTGGCCAGGGTAATGTGGTACGTCAACAGACTGTAATTCAGACAATTAACCCAGGTGTGAACAATATTCAGCATAACCTGGATTCTCAGAACATTTTGATTCAGATCATTGGACCAGATAACACGATCCTTTCTTTCAACATTGTTACTCCTACAAACTCACTGGTCCAAATTATTTCTGAAGCTGCAGTTCCTATTGTAGACTGCAAGATCATACTAATGGCTTCACGCCCATTGTTTACCGGTGTAAACTCTGCAGAGCTTTCTGTGGATGCAGATGGCAAGCATGTGGTAAGCTACAATACACCAGGAAGACGTCACACGTACAAACACCTGGTGGCCATGCGCATTCAAAAATCTAAAAGTGTCTCTGCTGACTGTATCAACTTGAACAGCCAGGACTGGCACACTGCTGTCATCAAGAACGGCTTCCTTGTCACAAACTTTGATGAGGGTGTTGTTTTTCTCAACTATCAGTCTTTGATGGAAGACGATGATGGAAACTTACTTGTAATGGATCATCCTATGGTGAATGAGTATTATGAGTATGCGTTAAAACAACGCATATTTGAAAACCTGTTCATCAATGATGAGAATACTGCAAACAAAATGCAGCTGACGGAACAACGCATCCGTGCTGCCAGAAACAACGCGCTCTCTTTCATTAACACACCAGACTTCCACGAGATGAAGAAGGTTTGGGAAATGAACAGAAAGGCACAGTACCATTTGTATTACAATATGTTTAAGAGTTGATGAAGGAATGTGCAAAGATTTTCAAAAAGACACTACCTATTCCTATCTATAACACCAGTGTGGTTGTCTATGTAGTAGAACACATGGATTACATGCAGGAGTACTTAGAGAAGAAGAAGATAAGGATAGACGTAACCGGATGTGATGGTTGCGTTTTTCAGCTTGGTCATGATGACAAGTTTCAGTACAATATTGTACTGCAAAAAGACAAGCTCTCGCACAATCTCATAGCGCACGAGATCTTTCACCTGGGAACCAATATGACCCATGACATAGATATCAATGACGATGAAAGCAGAGCCTGGTTGATTGGCTATCTGTCACAAGAAATATACAAGATCCTTGGTAAAGAGGAGTTTACTATACAGCTACACCACTAATGAGCGAGAATGTACAAAATACCAGCAGCGGCAAGACCAACACCTTCAACAAGGGGATGGTCAAAGACTATACTGACATTTTCATATCAGATGGTCTTTGGACAAACGCTATCAATGCGATAAACAACGCGCATACTGGTGAGACTGGCTCTATTGGAAATGAGCCGTCTAACAGATACTGTGCATCTGCTCCTTATACTGTCATTGGCCTGGTGCACAAATATGGCACTGAATGGGTAGTATTCTCTACCAATGACCTTTACAGTGAAATTGGAATCCTGGATGAGTCTAAATGTAACTACACTGTTGTAGTAAATGATCCATGTCTTGGTTTCAAAAAGACTAACCTTATCACAGGTGTAGCTAAAAAGAACTATGACTGTACCTATTCTGTATACTGGCAGGACAATCTGAACCCTGACCGTGTGATGAACCTTGACAGAGTTCCTTACAAGGTTATAGGGGATGCTAATGATGATCCGGACTGTTACACCCCTGAATACTCTGATGAGCTTGACTGTGACGCTTTACGTTTACATCCACTGGTAAAACAACCATGTGTACATGTACAGAAGTCCACAGGTACTGGACAGTTGAATAATGGTAGCTACCTTGCTGTTGTAGCTTACACAGAAAATGCTATACGTCTTACAGATTATTCTATTCCTTCAGCTGCCCAGGGTCTTTGGGATCATGTTGGTATTGGAGGATCCATTGATGTACTGATTGACAATCTTGACCAGGACTTCAATGAATATGAGCTGGTGATCATATCTGTGATCAACCAGCAAACTATTGCCAAAAAGATTGGTAATTACTCAACCCGTCAGAAACTGGTTCACGTAGACTTGATCCAGCAGTCACTGCCTACGGTTGACCTTACACAGATTCCACTCAAGTCTGTAGTGTATGAGAAAAGTGAGAAGATGTTTGACATCAACCGCTATCTCATACGCACAGGCGTCACTTCACAGCCATACTTTAACTATCAAGTTCTTGCAAATCAGATACTTACAGAATGGGTGGCTGTAGAATATCCACGCGACTACTACTTTGGCGGGGGTAACCATACTGGTTACATGCGTGATGAGGTGTATCCTTTCTTTATCCGCTGGGTATACAAGACTGGCGCCAGAAGCGCTTCTTTCCATATTCCAGGGCGTGTGGCCATGCCTACAGACGTGACCACTGTTTCTACCCCTGATGTGATCAATCCTGCGCAGAATAAAGCCTGGCAGGTCTATGATACGTCCACCAAGTATACAGCTACCGGCATAACAGCTGATGGCGGTGTGATCATCAATAAAGGGAAGATGGGCTACTGGGAATCCACTGAGCGCTATCCTGATGACAACGTGGAGGTATGGGGACCACTTTGCGGCAAACCTATCCGCCACCACAAAATGCCATCTAATGAGACTACACACATCCACAACCAGGGTGGTGACAAGATCATAGTGCTGGGAGTTCAGTTTTCAAATATCAAGCATCCAGTGGATGGCAATGGTGCTCCAATACTGGATATCGTTGGTTATGAGATACTTAGAGGTTCACGTGAGGGCAACCGCTCTATTGTAGCTAAAGGGTTGTTCAATAACATGGTGGAATATGCCATGGATGGGAACACTGGCAGAAAAGGCTTGTTCCAGAACTACCCATATAATGACCTTCGTCCAGACTCATTCTTGACAGATGACTACACAGTGCTGGATGATGGTTCTGGTAGCGTGAATCAAATTGAGAATATGTCCAAACTTGACAAGTACAAGCAGAACATATTCTCTTTCCACTCAGTAGAGACAAACTTTGTGAAGCCTTACCTAGGCGGTAACCATATCAAGATCTATACAGAAGAGCGTGGTACTGTAGAAGGACGCTTCCAATTTCCTTACAAGCACCCTAAACATGTGATCCTTACAGATGGCGCCTTTACCATTGCTGCAATAGTGGGTGCAGGACTTGCCATTTTAGCTGCTGTTGGTAAAACAACCACGGTAGGACGAGCATGGCTTGCACCATTTGGCACAGGTACAGAGCAAGGTCAGGATATTGAGTCTACACCAGCTACGATCATCCCTAACCTGATTTCAGCAGGATGGACCAACCCATTAGGATCTCTTGTAAGTACAGGAGCCGGTGCTGCAGCATTAATTGCGTCTTCTGCATTTTACCTGGGCCAGGGAACTAACCAAGTCCTTGAGACTTTGCGCAAGGTGAATAAGCCACGTCAGTACATGATCCAGTACAACTCTCATGGGTTTTACGGAAGCTTTTCACCTGTAGCCAATACAGCTGTTCCTTCAGGTCTACCTAAATCCTTTACAAGAAAAGTGGAAGGATCTGGTGCCAAGTACATTGGTGCGGGTGTTCATGACCTGGATGCTACCTACAAGATCAATAACCTTTACAGAAACAAATATGTAGCTGTAAAACTTACAGCAAACCTTCCTAATCCTGTAGCAGGAACGGATAACACCAAGGTGCGTGTAAAAGATGCAGTAAGTGCAGGAGCTATTACCTACAAAGATCCTACAAGAAACCCTGTAAAAACAAATACAGTGGCTTACTATGGTGCCATTAAGGTAGATTTTGAAAACCAGTACGGCCAGCTCACTTCTATTACACAGCTTCCTACCAGTTCTTGTGTGTTTAACACCAAGCCTGATATTTTTTCATTGCACCAGACAGACGTGATTTTTGGCGGGGATGTGTATATCAACCGTTACACAGAGAAGAACCCTTACATGTTCTTCAACACCTGGATGTATGATATGCCAGACACTACAGACTACGACTACCGTAACTATGTGAATGGTCCTGCTCCACGTTACTGGGTAAACTATGAGCCATTTGACTTTGAGGATTTCAACCTTTCGTTGTTCCCTAACGGTCTGCTCAACTCACCAATCATTGACTTTAATTCTCCAAGCAGCTATCACCGTTTTGACCGTAATGCTGCTATATCAGGATTCCTTACAGTAAGACAAGCGTATGCATACCTGTTCCACAACGGGGTGCGTGACTTCTTTACTGAGAGTGAACTGAACATGGCTTACCGTGACTATGGAGAAGAAGAATACCAGAAGTTCTGGGATCCATATGGTAACTCATTCAATGATGAGGAAACCATGTTCCGCTCTGACCTCATCAAAAAACCAATATACCATGAGTACGACTTATCGCTTAGTGCATCCAAGTTATTCAACAATTTCGGGACTTGGGGAGTCATTCTCCCACGTGACTACAACCCTGCAGTTTATTCCACGTGCTTTGAGTACTATCCAAAGCGTGCAATATATTCTCTCCAGCAGCAGGAAGGACTCAAAAGAGACAACTGGAGAAACTTCTTACCTCTTAACTATAAAGATTTCGGAGGAAGAATAAACAACATCAAAGCGCTCAATGCTACTGGTGCAGTGGTTCTTTTTGAAGATGCTGAGCCAGTGCAGTTTGTAGGTGTTGACCAGCTGCAAACCAAAGGTGGTGTAAAAGTTACCATTGGTGATGGTGGACTCTTTGCTGGAAACATGCAAGGTCTTGTCAATGCGGATGACGCTATCAACTATGGAGCAAGTATTTCTTCAAGAGCTGCAGTAAACACACCGTTTGGTTTATTCTGGGTTTCTCAGAAAAACGGTAAGGTGATGCACTTTGCAGGAAGTATTGAAGAGATCTCTCGCAATGGTATGAAGTTCTGGTTTAATGAGAACTTGCCGTCCAAGATGCTTGAGATCTATCCTGATTATCCACTTTATGACAACCCTGTTGCAGGAATTGGAGTTCAGGCTATCTATGATCCACAGTATGAGCTAGTATACTTTACCAAGAAAGACTACATTCCTTTACGTGAGGATCTTTACTTTGATGATCCTTCCGGAGTACCTTACTATAACTGCGGTACCAAAACAGTACCAGGTACTGGACAAACCTCTAGTGGTAAATGTCCTTGTGAATATGATGATCCTACATGTTTCCAACCTTGCGGATGGACCATTAGTTACGATCCTAAGACTAAAGTATGGGTAAGTTTCCATGACTGGAGACCATCTCTTATGATACCTAGTAACCAGCATTTCCTTACAGTAAACGGTGATTCCTTCTGGAAACACAATGACCGTTGGGATAGCTTTTGTAACTACTATGACCAGGATTATGCATGGGAGGTTGAATATCCTGTAGTAACACCAAACCAGGTTACCACACTCAGAAATGTTGAGTATTACATGGATGTTTACAAGTACTTCAATGATGGTAAGGATTTCCACCACGCATTGGATCAGAACTTTGACCGCGCTATTGTGTACAACTCTGAGCAGGTATCTGGTTTACTGAAACTTAACCTGAAAGGAAAGAATTCACCGCTTGATGGTGTAAACTATCCACAGGTATCTGCCAATGGTATTGACATCCTGTACAGTAAAGAGGAAAACAAGTTCCGCTTTAACCAGTTCTGGGATGTAACCAATGACCGCGGAGAATTCAGTGGGGTAGAGCTTCCTATCTGGAATACCAAATGTTCTGGATATGAGCGTATTCTCAATCCTGCAAACCTGAACTATTATAAGTCACCACTACAGCGTAAGAAGTTCCGTCACTACGGAAATTATGTAATCCTACGCAGAAACGTGAGCGGTCCTTATAAAATGATCCTCAAGCTTACAAACACAAAACAACTCAATAGCCCTAGGTAATGTATAATAGGAATGAGATATTAATGAAGTTCATTGGCCGCCAGCAGGAAATGCGTGAAGGCGGTGAGAACGACCGTGAAATGGTAGAAGGTATTGCAGACATCCTGACCCAGGTAGAAGATCCTGCTAACAGAAAAGCCATTGCTGAAAACATGGTAGCAGATTTTAAAGCAGAAGGGGTAAGCTATAATCTTCAGGACTTTTTACAAAGAGCCCAGGTTGAGATGGCCAAAGGTGGTCAGCATGGTGGATTGGATAGATGGTTTGCTGAGAAATGGGTTGACGTAAAAACAGGAAAAGAATGCGGACGCCAGAAAGGTGAGAAACGCAGAAGCTATCCTGCATGCAGACCCAGCAAACGTGTATCTGAAGACACGCCTAAAACTGCATCAGAGTTATCTGATTCAGAAAAAGAAAAATTTAAAAGAACAAAAACCTCTAGCGAGCGCATTCCTTACCAACACAGACGCCGTGATGAAGGAGGTGAAATGACAAATGATATGGACTACATGAAAGAAGGCGGTAATGTGCCTACCAACCCTGAACTATGGAGCAGAGCAAAAGCTGCAGCCAAAGCCAAATATGATGTCTATCCTTCAGCCTATGCCAATGGCTTTGCAGCTAAATGGTACAAAGAACACGGTGGAGGCTGGAAGAAAGCTGAGTATGGTGGTTACATGATGCCAGAAGGTGGGCCTATTGTTGATCCTTCCAATCCTGTTAATCCTGCATTGACTCCTGAGCAACAAAAATATCTTGCTGCAAAATATGCTGAAGCAGACAAAGTTAAACAAGCAGCTAAAGCGGGAAATCCAAATGCTAAGTTATATGCTGATCAGTTCAAGCAAAAATATAATGAGAGCTGGACTTGTCCGTCAGGTAACTGCCCTCCAATTACTAATGATGTAGCATCTGTTTCTACAGCACCTATTAGTTACACAGCGCCAGCTGCTGTAGCAGCACCAGTACAAAAAAATTCTCAACCTGTAAATAAAGAAGTAATGCAGCCAATGCAAACACTGAGACCAGGTTTAATTACAACTACAACTGCAACTCAACAACCAGAGTTGGGTTATGAAGAATCAGAAGGTTATACAGAAGGTGAACCTGATGGACCTGGTGCTGAATGGGTAGGTAGAACAGAAAGGTATATTGATTGGGATGGCAACAGTGTTGGATACAGACTGCCACGTTTCAGAAAACCTGGACATGGTGGAGACCTTATTAAAAAAGGTAAAAGACGCTACTTTCATTATCCAAGTATTGAATCAAGATATCAAGCAGAACTAGTTCCAGAAGATGGAGAATTTGCCATGGGTGGTCCAACAGAACCCATAAAGAAAGCAGGTGAACCTGTTCCAATGAAAAGTATGTACGACTATGCAATGGAACAGTACAAGTTCTTGCAAAATAATCCAGAAGCATGGAAAGGAGATCCTGATATGACTTTGCCTGATGGCAGTCTTAACCTTTGTCTGGACTGTATTAATGTAGACTGGAACAATCCTCAGGATGTGCGTGATGCACACCGCTTAATTGAAGAAGGATATAGTACAGGAACTCATTATGGTCATGATCAGTTTGTTGCTGGATTAAAGGCAGCTGGTTTATCTGAACCTGTATATGGAGCAAAACGTCCTGCAGCACAGAAAAAATATGGTGGTTGCATGGAATGTGGTGGCCAGATGGCTGAAGGTGGTCAAATGTTGGAAGATCCCAACACAATGGGTCAAAATCAGCAACAAAGTGGGATAGAAGCAGCATTAAATGAAGTTGCTACCATGATCATGAATGGTGAAGATCCAGAGTCTGTTGTCAAAGAAATGATGGGTGAGGGCGTTCCACAGGAAACTGCAGTACAACTTGTACAGGAAGCCATGAACCGTTTGCAGGATGACGATGAGACAGAAGAAGAAGACACTCCAATGTCTGCTGAAGAAATAGATGAGCTTGTTTCTCCTATGCAGGGTGATGAACCTGACGGGAATGACTATAAAACAGGAGGGTCTATCAAACTGGATCCTGCTAAGAAAGGTACATTTAAAGCACAGGCTACGCGCATGGGCATGAGTGTACAGGAAGCTGCTACCTACATCCTTAAGAATAAAGAGGAGTTCTCCCCAGCAATGGTAAAGAAAGCAAACTTTGCCAAGAACTTTGCTAAAGAGCTAGGCGGTGAAATGCCTGAGTTCAAGAACGGTGGAGGTATTCCTGCACGTTATAAGAAACAAGGCTTTACCAGAGTAGGGGCTAAGAGAAAATCTACACGTCCTGGTAAAAAATGGATGGTGCTTGCCAAGAAAGGTGACCAGTACAAGATTGTACATGGTGGCTACAAAGGCATGAAAGATTATACTCAGCACCATAACAATAAGCGCAGAGACCGTTTCTGGGATCGTATGGGTGGTAGAGACTCAGCTAAGGCTAGAGATCCATTCAGCCCACTATACTGGCACAAGCGCTTTGGTACCTGGGCAGAAGGTGGACCATTTATGGAAGGTGATACAGTAGTTGATCAGACTACTCAACATACTGTTGCAAACCTGGAAAACAATGCCTGGAACCGCGGACTTGCTGCAGCTAACACCTTGGGAGATCCAAGAATGATGGCATGGGCATTACCTAACAAAGGCTTGCTTGGAAAAGTAAAAGCAGCTGCAGGTTTGGCATCTGGTCTTTCTGGGGCAATTTTAGGTTATGAAAAGCTATTTGCTGGTGATAAAACAGACAGCAAGCTTGCTAATACCAACACAGGAGAATACGGCAATACAGCAGACATATTAGACAAGCGCGATCAGGCAGCTCGTAGAGCAGCTATGCTTGCTCAAAAAATGCCTACATCTACTCTTTCTCCAACCAGTGGTTCTGGACTTGCTGGCATGGAAGCTCAGTGGAAAGACAAAGATGTATTTGGGCCTGGCTATCTTGATGCTGGCTTTGCTTTTGGAGGTGAACTTCCTAGAGCAGACGAAGGCGGTGACTTCAGAGAATGGTTTATCAAAAATGCACAGCGCCCGGATGTAATGGCTAATGCAGCCAACCAGGCTAAACTGATGGAAATGTGGCGTGCAGAGACAGGACAAGCTGCTGCTGCACCGGTAAACACTGCTGGTCCAAGAAATACAGTTCCGCCTACGGTTACACCAACACCTGCTCAAACTACAGTTCAAGGAGATCCTTTCCAGGAAAACCAGTTATTCAAGTTCACAGAACGTGGTGATAGTGTAGGAATGCTTGCTGCCAATAATGCACTTGCAGGATTTGGCATGCTTAACTCAGTACTGGGTGAAGAGCACCGCCAGAAAGAATATGAGCAAATGATGAGACGTACTGGTAACAGTGACGCTCGTTACAAATCATACAACCCTACCAACCCGTTTGGTAACTACACACTCAACGCTGGACCTGCTTCCAACTTTGGCTTGGTAGCTAACACACCTGTCCAGGATTTTGGCACCAGAATGTCTGGAGCTAAGTACGGTGGTCAGTTTGCAGAAGGTGGTGAATACTACGTATCAGACAAGGAGTTAAAGATGATCCTGGCTATGGGCGGGGAGATAGAATTCCTTGACTAACACATCTACATTTTACCTCTACAAATTAGGATATCAGGAAATAAATTTGTAAATTCTAAATGTAGGAGGTTTATGTGCACACAAGTTTAAATCTCAAGAGTTTATGCATAAAATCAGGATAAAAAGACAACCTCAGAAGGGAGACCAGAGAGACTTCTCTTTGGTTAACAACATGATCTACAATGTAGGTCCTGGTGACGCCAATACAGAGGTAAAGAATACCATGACGGCAATTGACCGCAAGGATGCCAATGTGGAAGTAGAAGGCGGGGAAACCGTGGTTGGTGATATCAATGGTGATGGCTTCTTGGAGCACATGAGCTTTGTAGGCAAACGCCATTCTAAAGGAGGTATGCCTGTCAATCTTCCTGAAGGTTCATTCATCTTCTCAGATACAAAGAAACTACGCATCAAAGACAAAGAGCTACTCTCAAAGGTATTTGGTATGGGTAACAGAAAAGGTGGATACACACCGGCTGAGATTGCCAAGAAGTACCAGATCAATGAGTACATCCAGGTTCTTAAAGATGAGAATGCTGACCCTTTGAAAAAACGTACTGCTGCTGAGATGCTCAAGACCAATACAGAAATGTTATCCAAACTTGCCTTGGTGCAAGAAAGTATGAAAGGATTTCCTGATGGTATTCCAGCTCTTGCTGAATCAGCTGCTATGGCTATGCAAGGTGGACCTGAACAAGAGGCACCTGCACAACCAGAAGCAAAATACGGTGGCCGCATGAGTAAATATCCAGGTGGTGGTGAGCTACCTAAAATAGGTGATACTTACTATGTAAACGGTAAACCAGTAAAATTGAAAAAGCTGGTTGAGGATTCTTGGACTGATTATATAACTCCTAACTGGGTTAGTGATCCAGGTGGTGCATATTTTGAAGATGCAAACGGTAAAACGTTTTACCTGACCTATGATGAGTTTAAAGACCTGCGCAACAAAACAAGCGTTAATCGTACAGGTGCTAACGACAATTCTTGGTGGAATGGTGACTATAACAGAGAATACAATTTTTCTACAAACAAAGGTGGAAAGATTCCTGGTATAACAACTACAAAGAAGTTGGCAAATGGACTGCCTTTAACTTTAAATGTAGGAGACTCTGTAAAAACTATGAAGGGGGAATTTGTAGTGACTGATCCTCAACATATCCCAGGTACGCATGGGCCTGAAACAAGTATGGTTGCCGCCAAAAATGTAAAGACAGGTAAAACTGAGTACATCATGGTGGGCACTTTGATGAATGATATAAACAGAGATCTGGCATCAGTTACCAATATTGGCCAACCAGCCAAAGCATCCAGTTCTAATTCAGAGTGGGGCAATGATATGGTTGAAGAGATCAAGCCTGCTGCCAACATTGGAGCTAAGGCCGGTGCTGCTGTAGCACCTGGAGGAAAGCTCACTGCAATTGGTGACAGAGACTACACTCTTAAAGGACGTGACTTTCAGTACCGCCCTGCCAAAGATAAAAATGGTACCAAGTACTGGGCATTTAAAGAAGACAATGGCAACTGGTATGCGGTTACTAACCAAACCAGTATTGATCGTTTGAACAAGCACTACGGTTTTGACATTCAACTGCCAGGTTCTACACCTACTCAAACAACTACTACAAAGACTGCAAACACAGCTCCGGTAAAAAAATCTACAACTACTACTGCTCCAAAGCAAGGAGGATATAATGATACAAATGCATTAATGAGTTCTTTTGCTTTGGGTGGGTACATCCCTGAATATTTGCTTGCAGGAGAAGTAGACGAACCTGCTGTTGGTCCTGGTGATGGACCAGGTGATGGCCTTACTTCAAAAGTGGGTGATCAAAAACAAATGCAGCAAAGCACTAACCAGCGCATTGACCCTAACCAAGAGATCTTTGTTCGCAAGGATATGTATAAGGGTAAACCTGTAACTCTTTATTACAAGGGTAATGAAAAGATTGTCAAGGATGAGGCTGGTAACATTATAGAAAGAGCACCGCGTACAGATGGTAACAAGTTTGAGCAATATGGTTCTCAGAACATAAATCAGATCCTTGCGCAGAATCCTAACGTAAGATACACCAATACTAACTTTGGATCATTTGGTCGTCAGCCTAATGTAAAAGGTACTGGTATATACCTTTCATCTGGTAATGCACAGGCACGCTCTAACAACGACCTTTCACCTGAAGAATGGAAAGACTTCCAAGACCGTCATGGTGACTGGATTGAAAAAGAATATCCTGGAGGATTTGCTAAATACCAGCAAGATCTCCGCGCTAGTCGCGAATCAGGTGATAAAGCTGCAGCATGGTTCCAAGATAAGGTAAATGAAAAGTCCATGAAAGAGTTTGGAGTTCCATACTTCCAACCTTTGAATGGAAAAGAAGATACCCCTTACAAGCGTGATAGCAAGTTTGGTCAGGTGACTTATTCAGTTCCTCGTTTCTTTGAAATGGGTGATCCAAAAAAGGACACTGAGATTACCTTGGATACACCAAAACCTTTAGTGGCATACTATTGTGTTGAAAATGAGGATGGTACAAAGAGTGTACAATCTGTAACATACAATGAAGGTGAACAACCGGTTCCACCAACAGGAAAGAGTGTATCATCTGCGTTTGCTGACCAAGGATCTGCTGAAAAGATCTGTGCTATAAACCCTCAACCGGGTGGTACACCAAACCCAGCTAAAAAACCTGCAGGCCCATGGTGGTTACAAGATATTGTAAACTACGTTGGAGCTTCTACAGATCAGGTTAACAGATATGGTGCTACACAAGGTAGCGTAGATCTTCAGACACCAGGTTATGATCTATTAGATCCTACACGCCAGATTGCAAGCATTCAAGAGCAAGATGCCCGTCAAAATCAGCAAATTGAAAACACAGTTGATGGTAACGTTGGACTTGCTGCTACACTTGCATCTAGCGGTGATTCACTTGGTCACTCTGCAAACATTCTTGGTCAGTATGAAAATGCCAACATTGGTATTGTAAATAACGCCTATGACAAAAACGCTCAGATCATGAACCAGGAGATTGGCACTAATGAGGCTGGACGTGTTAAATATGTTGAGGATAACGCGACACTCAATCAGCAGATTGATAATGCGCTGAACAAAAAGAAATGGCGTCAGATTGCAGCATTTAACAATGGTACTACTAACTGGTTCCGCAAGAAGCAGATGGAACAGGTACTATTCCCTGAAGTATATGTTGATCCAATAATGGGTGATGTGAGCGTAACACCAGGTATGTCTAACAGAGAAATATTTGGACCTGATGTGTATGTCAATCCTGTAACAGGTCAGAAAGGATCAACAGCCGGTGGCTATACCACAGACCAGGTAAATGCAGCTTGGAAACAATACTACGATGAAGCTCTTCCTGTAAGAGGTGAAGAGGAAGCACGCAAGTATGCTACCAAGATGACTGAAACAATGATGAACAAAAGTACAGCTACCCCTGACTGGAGAACATCTTACGCAAATGCTTTTGCCACAGGATCTACTCTTCCTGGCCAGGCATACGGTGGAGAATTTGAACTTCCTTGGGAAGAAATCTAAATAAAGAAGCAGATACATGGCAACGTTTATAAAAGGGATGACGGATGATTTTGGGCCTATGCAGCTGTACAAACCTGACTACGGGTTTTTGACACAGGTGTATGGTACCAAGCAAGCTGAGTATGACCGTGGTTTCAACATGGTTAAAAGCTTGTACACTTCAATGCTTAATAATCCTTTAACCAACCAGGATAACCAGAACTTCCGTGCTGAAGCTTTCAAGAAGCTGCAAGGAACACTACGCAGCGTTACTGCAACAGATCTTTCCAATCCTACCAATATCATGCGTGCTCAAAGCCTGATTTCTCCTATCAGTCAGGATGAGGATTTAGCATATGATATGGCAGTCACCAGATTTCATTCTAAGCAGAAGCAGATCATGGACCAGTACAAAAACAGTACAGATCCTAAGATGCGCGCTATGTACAGTGACTTTTCCAAAATGGATATTGCCTTTGCTGAGGAGGATCTTCGTAACGCAAAACGTGGTGATGGTTCTATTCGCTCAGTGCAACCAAGAGAGTTTACGCCTTTTGAGGATACCATGGAGTACTTGCGTAAAGCAGCTAAAGATCAAGGTCTTGAGATTAAACAATCAGGCCCTGATGGTAATGGTTATATCATTGAAAGAGTAAATGGTGAAGGAGCTGTTCCAATCTTTACTGACTGGGCAAAAGCTGCTATGGGCAACCGTTTTGACCGCCAGTTCCAGGTGATGGGACGTGTGCAGGCAGAAAGCGCCATTCGTTCAGAAATGAGTGAAAAAGGAATTTCACGTCAACAAGCCATTGACAACATTGCTACCAAACTCTTACCGGTAGTAAATGAACGTGAATCAAACCAAGGTGTTCAAGCTGACAAAGAACTTACTCGTCTTGAAGGTGATATCAAAATCTTTGAGAAAGAATATCCTAATGGTTTTCCACCAGACAAACCTCACATTAAAGAAGAGTACCAGAAAATGATCCAGGAGCGTGATGCTTACAAGGATAAACTAGAGGGTGCACGTTCTGAGGTAAGCAGAATGCAAGAGGAGGGACCAGGATATGTTGCTTCCAACATCTATGGCATTTTTACTAAGGAAGCGATCAATCAAACAGCTTTGGCATTTGGTTCATCAGCTGCTATGGGTAAACAAAGTGTTGAGTATCGTCCTGATACTACCTGGGCTACCAAACAAAACATTGCAATGCAGCAAGCACGTCTTGCCTGGGATAAAGAAAAACATGCGCAAGACATGGCCTGGGATAAGTACAAGTTTGATGTAAATACTGAGCTAAAAATGACTGAGTTGAAAGGCAAAGGTTATGTTGGCACAGAGCAGTATATCGGTCCTGGTGTTTCTCAGGGACGTAGCTCAGATGTTGTTTCTTCTGCATTTGCAGAAAACCGTCAGAAAACTCACAACGCAGCATTTAATGCTGACAATGGTTTAATGAAGCTTGTACTGGGTAATGACGACAAACGCTATGGTGAAGTGTACGGTGTAATTGCCAAACTTCAGTCTATGGCCGGTGGTCAGCAAGTTAAACTTTCTGAGAAAGATCGCCAGGTTTTACAGCAGTATGGTAAAGAGATTGGTATCAATGTTAAGATCCCTGGATCTGCATCACAAGCTAATGCTGTACTAGATGGTATTGCTGGTTATACATATACTACTGCCAGCAAAAAACTTGAAACTTATTCCAGAGCACACAAAACTGGATCAGCTTCTAAATACATGCAAGCATTTGATCAGGCATCTGATGCATTCTACGGATTGCAACAGGAAAGAAAACAGCTTACAGCAGAAATGCAACGTATCAGTAAAGAAGTAGTTGCACCTGATGGAACCATCAATCCTTTATACAAAGGGGCTAAGATCCGCGGACGCCTAGCTGGTGGTGGTTATGATGTTGACCTTACTGGTATTTCTGATGCAGCTGCAAACAGATTGAAAAATGTGATATCATCTCAGTTCAATCAGCGTGCAAACTCATCTACCAATAACTACTTATTCAGCAAACTGAGTCCTGCTGAGATTGACATCATGTTGAAGAATCCTTATGGTCCTTCAAAGATCACTACTTCTGATGGTGCTACTATTAACACGGACGCATTAAGAAACATGAATGCTACAGACCTGGCTACATTGTTTGGGGACCAGTCAAAAGTATTCTATGATGACAAGAAACAGCAAGTTAAAATTGAACTCAATGTTTCTCAGAAAGCTGGTTGGGAGAAAAAGCTAGGTTACAAAGGCACACAGTCTTTGTACCTGACCATTCCTTATTCAACCATTACGTCAAGTCGTGGTGCGCTAAACCGTTTTGAAAAATACATACAACCTAACTCAACAGATAACAGTGCGTTGGGTATGATGGAAGGCTTTTTGACAAATCCTAAAGCAAGTGTGAATGGTAAAAGCTATCACGCTGCTGCAGGGTTTGATTATAAACTGCAAGGTGTTACAGGTGTAGACGGGTCAAACCAGATCCTATTTACCTATGACATGTATGATCCTTCAACACGCAAAGTTATCCAACAAAGCCAACGCCTTAAGTTTACTGTAGGTGATGTCAACTCTTTGAGACAAGTGCAACAAGTTGTTACACAAGCACAAAAACAGTATATGGATATGCGTGCTATGTATGAAAAGCAATAACCAACTCCAATGGCAGAAAACATCCTTGAAAATAACCTAGAGCAAGATCCTCCAAAGGGATCTTCTCCATTTGAGCAGCAGTTCAACCAGGCTATGGGACAGATTGTCCAAGATGCCAATCCTGAACCAAAGCCTCAAACTATCAGTGAGCGTCTCAATGCTCCTGTAGGTCCATCATATGCTATTCCAGTATCTGATGATCAGATCAACATGTACCGCTACCAGGATGGATTTAAAGAAGAAAGCTTCAACCCATTTGACAGCAGCATGTACCAGAAGTTTGCTGATAAGGAAACCTGGGGTACTGCACTATCTAAAGGATTTGACTCTTTTGCTTACAAATTTGGTAACACCTTTACAGATTACTGGAAAGGATATGGCCGCATGGCTGATGCTCTTCTTAGCTGGGACTGGGATAAAATGCGTCCTGATGAAGAGACTATCGCCAATCAGTACTATGAGGACCAGAAGGACATGTTCAAAAACTTTGTGTTTGAGCAACCAGACTCAGAGGATAGCTTGTTTTCAAAACGCTCTATAAGCGAACTTATAGGTAACACTGGTTTTGCTCTTGGAACATTTGCAGGTTTAGGACTTGAAATTGCAGCGGATATTGCTGTTACTGCTCTTTCTGGAGGTGCAGGTGCTGTATCATTTGGTGCTACTGCTATGCGTGTTGCCGGTAAAGAGGCTGTAGAACAAGGAGTAAAAACTGCTGCCAGAAAAGCGTTCAGCTTTTCAGACATGCTTGCAGATGTTGGGAAGGGTTTCACTATGGCAAACCGTTCTGAGGATGAATTCTCAGCTGCTGCCAAAGTGATCAACCAGATGGATGAAGCGTCTAAGATTGCCAATGCGTCTAAGTCTTCTGTAACAGCGGCAATGAATGCGACATTTGACGTATTCTCCAATAACATTCTCAACGTTGCCAAATCCAAAACGTTTGCAGAAGGTGCATCTAATTTGGTAAAGAGTGTACCGCTTGCAGGTACTGCATTGAAATATGGTGAAAAGTTTGCCAGCGCTGTAAAAGGTGGTGCGTCTGCCGGACAGCTTGTAGGTATTGGATTACAGGGTGTACGCCGTGTAGCCCAGGAACTTAATATGTCTGCTACAGAAGCCAGCTTTGAAGCGGTTACTACTTATGGAGATACCCTGGACAAAATGGTAAAAGATTACCAGGTGGCCAATGATGGAAAAGTACCATCATCCGATGAGTTTGAGCACATGAAACAGCTTGCCAATAAAGCTAGTGCAGCAAACTATAACACAAACATGGCTCTTTTGCTTGCCACCAACCAGATACAATTTGGTAACATCTTCAACAAGTTCATTCCTGCCAATAAGTTTATGACTGAAGCAGCAGAGAATCTTTTGACTGTTGAGCGTAAAGGGCTTTCTCAGATCTACCGTAAAGGTGCCATGGGAACTGTTGGCTTGGCCGGCCAGATTGCACAAGATTTTGGTAAACGTGAAGCTGCCTACCAGATAGGTAAGTCCATGTTTAAGAATACTTTCCTTAAGTTCTCTGTGACAGAAGGTTTGCAGGAAAACTTACAGGAAACATCAGCCGCTGCCTGGAGAGACTATTATGCTTCTCAGTTTGACGGCACCAATCAAACCTTGTCTGACGCCTTTGGTGAAGGACTTTCTGAACAGTTTAGCAAGCAGGGTCTCAAGACATTCCTTATGGGTGCTGTCACAGGGGTTCTGATTAGCGGTCCTACCAGACTAGCTACTGGTGCCATGGATGCTGCCCAACGCGCGGCAGTCAACCGTCAGTACAAAGACAATCCTGCGGACAATCCTTTGAAGCAACAGGAAGCTCAGTTTGATGCTGATATTGCTGCACAAAATGCTATACTTAGACAAGTCTCAGAGGGTAAGTTTGAAAACAAGACATTCAATTTTAATGCTCAAACCCAGGCTGCCCAGGATATGTCTTACGCAGCTGCCAAGGGTGACCGTTATGAATTTGAGAATGCAAAAGATAACGCCCTTATTGCTGCCGTAGTATCTGCAAAACGTACTGGTACTCAAGACGTTCTGTATAGAGCGGTCAGTCAAATGGGAGCTGAAATGACCAATGATGAATTTGAAGCATCATTTGGTGTTAAGTTAGAAGACACTGGTTTTAACTCTGCATCTGAGTTTACTCAGAATGTGGCAGGTAAAATCAAAAAATATAGCAAAGCCGTTGATGATCTTACAAGCCATGTAAAGTCACGCCTGGTAGATCCAGCTGACTATGCTAAAGGTACCAACACCCAGTATGCCGCGGCACTTACCCGTAAAGCTCAGGAAGATGCCATTCAGTTCATTGCACTTAACCAGCTCAAAGGAACCATGTCTGCAGAGCGCGCTAAGCAAGTAGCTAATGATCTACTGAATGTTCCTGGAATGCAAAACAGCTCTGATTATGCTATCAGAGTTCTGACAAATCCAATGAACCTGGAAGGGGAAATAGGAAACATTGCCGGTGAGATCCGCGTACTACGAGAGTCACTTGAAGCTGAAGGTTTAGATGCTGAGACAAAAGCTGATATCCAGAAGAACCTGGATAACAAGATTGAAGAACAAGCGCTTCTTAATAAATGGGTTGGCTACTGGGATAATCGCAAACGCGTTATAGGTGAAACAGAAGAGGGAGAAGTTGTAGAGCGCGATAAACTGGCAGACACCTTCTTTGGTAAATACCAGGGCAAAGTGGATGAGCTGGATGTAGATGGCAATCCTACAGGAAACCAAGCACCTCAATATGACCATATGGATCCTGAGGTCTTGGATACTTTCCGTAAGTTGGTGAATATCAAGAACAAACAAGTCAACAACAATACTGAGTTATCTGAGCAAGGTTTGCAAGATGGCTTCCAAAAGGTATATGACTACATCCGTCTGGACCGTGACACACGCGATTACATGCGCAGTGTGGATGTTCTTTTGAACACTGACAACTACCTGGCTGCAACAGAACGTATGGTGGATGGTAACTTTAAATACAACCTTCTTTTGTATGTGGACATGTTGCTTACCAGGGCAGAGATCCAGGCTATCATGCTTATGCAAAAAGCTGGTGTAAGTAACCCTGCAGATCAGGAGGCATTTGTGAACGAGGTGATCAATACCGTACAGGATAGCGATGCTTATAAAAAGATTCTGGTCCTGGCAGCTAACCCTGAAATCACTGTTAAAGAAGAAGACTATGCTCAGGAGCTTTCCAAGGATATTGAGAAACTGATCCAGGATACTGTTGCCCGCATGTCTGCCAAGTATGGATCCCAGGAGTTCACCGGAGACATTCCTGAGGCAGAGTACGATGAGATCGTTGCTACCAAAAAACTAGATGCTGCCAGACGTAACATTATTGCTGGAAAAGTAGCTGAAAATGAAAGTCTTACAGAGCGGGAGCAAAAGGTCTATGAGATGTTCAAGGAGGAGATTGACAAGGACGTTGAGTTCATCAAAGCACAAGATCCTGTAGAAGAAGCCAGCCTGGATAATGAGACACCTATAGTAGGTATTGTTGATGAAAATGGTGATCTCAATACAGATACAACTGAAATCCCAGAAACGGGAGAGTCAACTACAGAGGAAGTTACTACCATTGAAATGGCCATTGCTCAGATAGAAGCTAATCTTGAAAGAGAACGTACCAGTGAGTTTGGTGATCCTCAGATTGTAGCACAGCTGGAGCAGCAGCTTCAGATGCTTCGTGATGCACAGGCTCAACAAGCAGCTGCAGCACCAGAACAAGTAGAAGAGCAACCTGCTGCATCTATTCCTACTGTTGACGCAGAGATTGGTACAGAGGGCCAGCTCAACTATGACGCTCAGCAGTTGGCATTCTTTGGAATTGAAAATGAGACTAACCCAGAAGACGATAGACTTCCTTCTGAGAAAGAAGGTGAGGAGTTTGGCGTAACTGCTGCTGAAGAAGGTGGCTTTGACATTGTAGACAAAGCTGGTCATACAGTTAACGCTGAACCAATTGCTACGGAGGCTGAGGCAGAGGAAAAAGCAGACAGCTTGAATACTACCTACAATGACCTTGAGTTTGCCCAAAAGCTTCTGCGTGATGTAAACGCTGACATGAAGGATCCAAACGTTGCCGTGCGTTTCATGGAAAAAGCACAAGGCTCCATGAAGACTTCCAACAGCCGTGAGAAAACTATGTTCTCTTCACTGGAGGAATACTACAAGACGCCAAATGGTAAGAGAAGGATAGATGCAATCCGTGAAAGCGTGATTACCGGCAAGCCTGTAAACTACAAGGCTAAAAAGGCTGCAGTGACCGTTACACCTTCTACGCAGCAAGTGTCACTCTTTAACACCACCGCTACCACCGCCACTAAACCAGCGCTCACACTAGAATCATTGCAAGAGTTATATGCTAAAGCAGTAGAAATTAGAGAGCAAGCTCTACAAAATACAGAAAAAAATGGTAAATTTGTAGAGGAGGGACAGATAATTGAGGACTTGCGCAAAATTACTAGCTGCTTCTCTTAATCCACCCCTGGTTAACTAAGACTTACAAGCATGGCGTGTCAACTACAGACAGAAAAGTACACATCTGTTGTACTTAACCTTATCTCATTAGACCCAAACAAATACAACAACTTTGATAATGCTGCGGCCCTGGTGCTTTCCAGTAACCTGACGCCTGAGCAAAAGATGTTATCCGTCCATAACATAGCACATATCTATAATGATCTGGCTGAGTTGGACGACAATAACTACTTTGAAAAAGGTAAGGTCAAAGATATCTTGTCTGCAACGGCATTGACTGAAACTCCAGAAGAGTACGTCAAATTTGCATCAGAACTGATGGGTGTAAAATCTCCTAGCAGATTACGCCTGGAAACCCTTCAGAAAAAGATTGAAGCACTAGGGTCTAACAAGACTATCACTCTTCGTGAGTTACAGGCATCAGACGGTATCCTTTCCACACTGAAAAACTACTTTAGCGTAACACAGTTTGACTCACTAGAAGACCGTGAGACTTTGCTTTCTGAACTTACTGCAGCCATCAAAGAGCGCATCAGTGAGTTTGACGAAGCGCAATCTGTAAAAGAATTGCTCAGCGCACAGGTTGAAGCTGCAGCAGTTAGTCTTAGACAGACCAGTGAGTATATCTCTCTTTCTGCCATTGCAGATCTAGCCCAACTAAACAATGTTCTGGTAACCTTGACCAACGGTCAAAAGGTAGAAGCTATCCGCCAGGATAACAAATTCTACCGCATCATGCCAGATCAATCCCTACAAGCTATTGAGGAAAGTGATGTTGCATCAGCCATTGACACGCGGTTGGTAGATACGTCTGTTTCCAATGCTGGAGAGCAGGTGTTCTTTGAGGACACCTTGTTGTCCAGTTTCACAATCAAGGCGTTAAACCCAGATGAAACATTTGTGGTAATGCGCAAATTGGAGAATATGTCTTCTCCTATGTCTGGCATCCGGATCACTGCTGTAAAGAATGCAGACACTGCTACGCAAAAACTGGAGCGAATCCAGAATGCAGCAAACGGTGAATATGCACTCCGTGGTTTACAGAACCGCAAACACTACACATATGAGAATGATGCACAGCAAAGATTTCTGCAGTCTACTCCTAACGGTAAAGTGCTCACAGTATCCATGCCTACCAAAGAACAGCAAAACTGGATGATGGTAGGAGAGATCATTGGTACTGGTGAAAAATTCTACATCTATCCTGCAGACAACTACGTATTTGTCAGCAGTGACAATACTACAGAGAAAGTAGATTTCTCTAATCCTGCTCATCTCAATGAAGTAAAAGCTTTGTCCAAGAAGAAAACATTCCTTGGACTTTCTGATATGACAGATGGTGATGTGCAAGCACTGGCTGCAGCTAATCAAAAATGGCAGGCATTCCAGGAAAAGCTGGGTGATATGCCAGAAGGGGCTGAGTCAATGGATATCACAGACGAGTTCTTTGCTAACTATGAGATCAACTCACGCAGAGAAAAACCTAAACGTGCTACTCTTGCTGATCAAGTTCAGAGCGATTCTGCTATTTCTCAGCGCCTGACAATTGTCACATTATCTGGCAAAGATGTCGTAAACTCTGAAGAAAGACTGGTTCCTTTTTACTTTACCCGTTATAGTGCCTCTGCACCGTTTAAGCTGGTACCATTTTTAAAGAGCAATGAATACATTCAGGTAACCAACGCCAAGGGAGAGTCAGTAAACATTTCTCAGGCTCGTTATGCTGAGCAGGTATTAGGTCTGGATACTGATGAAAAGGTCAAAGCACTTCTTACACAAAATGACCAGAAACAACGTAACATTCTTTTACGCTGGAACAAAGATGGCAGCATAGCTTACAAGCCTATTGACCCAGCTATTCTCTTAGATAACGCAGCTGAGTTTGCAACATTCCTGGTAGGGATGGCAGATGTACTTACTACGTCAACAAACAGAAAAGCTGATATCAAGAACTTTGATAAGAATCAGTACACATTTGAAGCCCAGTCTTCTAATAATGCTGCAGAGCGTAAGAATGCGCCACTGTACGTAAACTTCTCCACTGATGCAAAAGGTCAGTTGCAGATTGAGTTACGTCCTACGGATTCTTCAGGCAGATATGCTTTTATTAAAGACAACAAAGGGTTGTTCAACTTTCCTTTAAATGAGAAAAAGATTGTGCAGTATGCCCGCGCTTTTCAAGGGTTAGGTGAAAAAGTAAAAAGTGTACAGGCTGCTGTACCGGCTTTACAGGAGCTGGATCTTAAAAAGCAAGAAGACCTTTACAAGTTTTACACCATGGTAGCAGAGATGTCTGCAGACAAAACTCCACTACCAGAAGTGCAAGAATTATTTAGTGCTATTGAAAAGGCGCAGAATGATTTTGCCAATTTCCTTGTTGAGAGTGTATTCAAGAACATAGAATCTAAAACATCTGCTGTTCCTGAATTCATGGAGAACCTCAAGAAAGACTTTACCTATAATGGTGTATTCCGCCCAGAGTTCTTATTGGTTGATGAAAACAGAGAGACTGGTACGCTTATCCCTAAGATCAGCTACAGTCCTCAATACCAGCCAAAGAATGGCATGGATGCTAAAGAGCGCAGCCGTACTAACCTGGCTAATTACAAAGTACTCAACCAGGGACAAAAGCGTCTCAGCATTATTGCTAAGACTGCAAGTCCTTCTGTTGCTATAGCAGCTACAGTTAAAACCGTGGCACCTGTGGAAGAGCAGGCACCTAAGGCGGTAGCACAAAACTTAAAGGCAGATCCTAGTGATGACATTGAAACACTGGATATTGTATTCTCTATTGCAGATGGTGCAGTAGAAACAGAAACAGGGGAGGAGCGTTTGCAGCAAGCTGAATGGCTTAAGCAAAACCTTCCTCAGTTTGGCCTTGATACTGAGAACCTCAGTGATATTGTTAACCTTTCACAGATTGATGGTACTGTACTAGGTGCATTCAAAGACCGTGTGATCTACCTGAATGAAGCCATTAAGAGCAAAGGTGTGATCTACCACGAAGCTTTTCACGGTGTGTTCCGTCACCTGATGTCCGCAGAATTGCGTGACCAGCTGATTGACGCTGTAAGAAAAAACAAAACACATGCTGGTAAATTTACAGAAGCATCGCTCAAAGAGTTTGCCCGCCAGCGTGGTATGCTTTACAACCGTGAAGAAGCTGCACGTCTGCAAGCAGAAGAGATCCTGGCAGATGGGTTCCAGAACTACATGAACAAAGGCTCCAAGCCAAAAGGCCTGATTGCACAGTTCATGCAGATGCTTAAAAAGATCCTTGATTTCTTCAGAGCAAACAAAGACCTTATTGAAACAGTATATGGAGATATCAACTCAGGACGCTATAGTTCTGCTATTGTGCAGACAGGTCTTTATGACGGTAAAGTAGCCTATGAGCTGATCCCAGGTATTCCGCGTATCATCAATGGTCCAGCCGGTAAAGCCCAAGCTGCCATGTCATTACTTGGTGTAGAGGAGCAAAACCAGCTGGTAAACCTCGTGACTTACTATTTGCTTAAGGATAACAACACCCGCGAAAAGTTTGATGAGAGATTTGACAGGATCACAAAGCTTATCCTGGATACAGAATACAACATGGATAGACTGGTTTCTCAGAACCCTGAGAAGAAAGACCAGATCATGGCACAGTACGGAGATCTTATCAAGAACTATCGTTTCATGCTTGGTGACCGCTTCAGAGGTGGTGCTTTGTATGACATCAACGAAACTGGAGATGATGCCTATGATGCAAAGACTACAGCTACCACTGTTAAAAATGCAGGTACCGGTGAAGTGCAAGACAACGTGGATGGAAAGGTGTCTTATGAGACACTTAAGAAACTTGTCAAGCAACGCCTTGATTCTGTGTCTTCTATCATTGAAGGTAACCCTGCCCGCTCAGTAAACAAAGAAGAACTGGAAAAGGCAATGAATGGTGAAGAGACTACAGACCAGGATGCAGAACTTAAAGATGAAACACCTGAGCAAGACTTTGACGCTGGTCTTAATGAGCATAACCGTCTTGATTCTTTGCCACGCCAGATCCGTGAGTTTCTGGCACTGGTACGCTATGACCAAAGTGTAGATGAGCTAAGCTCTAAAGACAAGAAATTTAAGTTCCCACGCATGATCAACGGGGACGCCATCTTTGGTCAGCTCCTAAAGATCTCCAGTGAGATTGAACCTGAAAACATAGTGGACAACATCCGCATTCAGGCCAAGAACATGTTAGAAGATGGATTCAGAGATGCAGGTTTGGACCTGCAAGCTGTATATGATTCTCTTTCTGACAAGGTAGCATTTGATGCGCAAGGCAATCCTCAGCGTAACATGCAGTTATACAACATGTTAGTAGATGTATTGCATGGTACTGAGATTGACTATGTAATGATCAATGTCAATAGCTCCATTGAGGTCATTGATGAAGAAAGAAACCTTACTGATTTTACCACCAAAGGATTCTCCATCAAGGACAAGATCATGTATGAGGATATCTCCAAAAAGAAAAAGGATATCATCAACAGTATCATCACTGCCAGAGCTAAGAATAGTGCACCGGATAAATACGCAGCCTATAAGGAAAGCGTAAACAAGCTGCTTGAGCTTACAAAAACGATCACTACTGACACACATATTCTTTCTGACATTGATTCACAAGAGGCACGTTTGGTAAAACTTACTGAACAAATGCATGCTGCTTTGAAAGATGTGGGGATCTCTGTTCCAAAGTCACTGGTAAGAATGAGTATTCTTGCTATTGATGAAGTAGAGAACTTGAAAGACGCAGACATCCAGGGAGATATCCGTGCACATTATCAGGCACATGAGAAATTTGTTCAGGAAAAGAAATACCTGGAGCGTGACTGGTTTAAGGATCTTGAAAACATCATGACCCGCGCAATTGCTTCTGATATGACGCAGAACAAATTTGCGCAGATGCTGGATGACAAAAACACCAGAGATGAATCTGTCAACCGCTTCAATGCTATCCTGGGTAAAGCTGCTACATACATTGTAAAGTATGATCCAACAGAACTTCCTAGTACAGCGCGTAACGCAGAAGGCAAACCTATTTACCGCTACGTAAAATACACTCCTGCCTTTACTGTAGCACAACAGCTACGTGGTAAAGGATTAGTGGAGACTATGAGCCAGGATCCATACTATGAGTCCCAACTCAAAAACTTCCTTGCTGATAATGGCATGTTAGGAGATATCATTAATGGCAAAGACACCAAGCGTTCACGCGCAGTGGAGCTTTTCCTTGAAAACTTTAACATGGCCATGTTTGGTGGAGTGGCACAGTCAGTGAACAAGACCTTTAAAGAAGGTAGCTCGTTCAAAAACATTGACACTCGCTCCATGTACATCCTCAACCTGATGACGTTTCTTAACCGTACTACGTACAGCAAAACACAGCAGGTAAAAGCAGAGGACGGCAGTACTACTACTGACACTACCAAGATTGAGACTTACATGCGCAGCTTCTCACAATTGGAAGCTTCTCAGACTAACTTCCTGATGAGTGCTGTATACATCAAGTATGCTGACGCTAATCCTGCAAGTAAAGATGGACTCATTCGCGAGAATGGACGTGTGAAGTTTGTAAAAGATCTTCAAAGCGTAGTACGCCAGGAGTATAACCGTATCCAGCGTGAGTGGCAAAGCAGAGAGACTAACAAAGATGCTTTTGATAATCGCGAGGCTAACAACCTGATATTAAAGTATAATGGTAAACTTGATAGTACTGATCCAAGCAAAGCGATCACTGACTCCAGTGACTTAAGAGCTTATCAGTTCAACAAGCTTGCTGACTTCTTTAAGAATAATTCAGACCTCAAGGACCAGCTGATCCAGGCTGCCAAAAGCAATATTGCATTTGAGGAGATTTCATCAGACCTGGATACAGATCTATTAGACTCTTTAGATGATTATGCAATGGATGCGCTCCGCGCGCACTTTACCAAGCTTATTGACCTTGGTGCTATTCGCAGAGTTGCTACACCACGCAGAAATGCAAAAGGTGAAAATATTCCAGGCAGAGAACCGGTTGTCTTCTATACGTCTGACTACCTGGCTACAGAACTTAAGAAAAATGGTATTGCCGTAGGTGATGCTCTTGACAGCTATAAGCGTTCAGAAGAAAACTATAATGAGGCTGGTCAAAAAATAGATGGTGTAAAGAACATTAGCGGACTAGTAGCAGATGCATTCTTTAACCACTGGGCTAACTCATTGTATTTCAATGAACTGATGGACGGTGATATGGCCATGAACGTGAAGGATCCTGTGGATTACTTTAAACGTAACAAGAAGTTCCTTGCTGCCGGTTCTACCCTTAAGTCAGGCACACACAGGGTTTCATACCTGAATACTATCTCTGCATTCATTTCTAACCAGATGCCAACCAAAGGTCCTTACTACAGTGAGGCAGAGATCACAGCTGACAATACGCTTACAGAAGCTGAGAAAGAAGCACTACTGGAAGAGTACGGAGCTGATGGTACCATGTATGACATCTTTGATGGTCAGAGTGTTACTAGCCTTATGCACCAGATGGACATGCACATGAGCCTTGGCCGTTTAAAGCCAGAGCTTGAGCGTATCCTGATTGCAAAGCACTACCGTGATCTTACAGAAGCAGAGATCCGTGCCCTTGAAAACAACAAGATTGTAAATAACCCTAAGAAGACGGTTACAGCAGCACGTAACTCTTATCACAAACTTTCTGAGAACTACATTGACCGCAATGATGTAAGTGTATTGGTTCGCCCTGTAGACCCTGCAACTGGCAAGCGTATGACCATTGACCAGGTATATGATCAGCTTCATGGTCTTTATTCTGAGATCTACAGTGCACGCCAGGAGATCCAGGCTATTAAAAAGATTGGTCAGACTGCTGGCATCAAAGACTTACAGGATGATATTCGTAAGAAGTACGAGCAGATCCATAGCTTCTATCAACCAATGCCGCACCGTAAGATCCTTCACAACTTGCTTAACTCTATGGAGTACCACCAGATAGACCAGTTGATTGATACCACTGCGTCTAAGAATGCGACAGTACTTCCTATAGATTACTTCCAGGAGGCGGCAAACGTTGGTCCTAATGGTTACATTGACCTTGCATTCAGTAGTCTTGAAGTAGAAAACAAATACAAATACCTTCAGGTAGAAACCTCAGGGGTAAAAGATAAAGCCAAATTCTCTGTACAAAGTAAGGCGCTTATTGCAGCTGACCTTATCAATCTTGCAGAAATTGCTAAGAATTCAGGTAGAGAGATTACTGAGGCAGATCGCAAAGCCATGGCTAAAGTGGCAGACACGCTGGTTCAGTACCAGGATACATTACGACAGATTGGTGAGAGTAACCTGGCCAACCTTAAAACTATAATGCGTAAAGATGGTGACTTCCAGATTGGTAAAGTATTCACCATGATCCGCGAGTCACTTATTGAACAAGGAGCTTCTGACAATGATATTAAGCTTTTTGAGGTAGACAGCTCCGGACAGCCTGTGCATTCTCCTAACCTGCCAGGTATTCGCAACATGCTGGAATACTACTTCTTCTCACAATACTCCAAGCATGTAACAGATGAGAAAGGATCTGGATTTAAAAACATCCACATCTCCTCGTTTGGTTACAGCGTATTAGAAGATGAGAATGGAAATGTTATCACAACAGAACAATACCGCAGCAATCCTGCTAAGTACCCTAACGTGAAGTCAAGACCGCTGGGTGTATCTACTACAGAAAACGAGGATGGAACTACCACTTACTTTGTAGAAGCTATTGTGCCTAAGCCATTCTTTAGAAACAAGGCACATGAAAGACTTTACATGCAGCAGCTGAACAAGATGTTTGGCGTGCGTATCCCTACAGAGGATAAGCGTTCCATGATCGCCATCAAAGTGGTTGACTTCATGGATAGCTCCAACCTTAGTGGAATTGTCGTACCGCATTTCATTCACATGCTTGCTGGTTCTGACTTTGACGTGGATAGTTTATATGGTCAGACTTATGCCACTTATTTTAACATGGCAGGTCAGCCAAACATCTACGGTAACTATGACAGCTATGATTCTGATGCGCAAGGTAAGTTTGTAGAATTTATCAGCTACATGATGAAGGATCCAGATATGGAACCACTCATCAAAGCGCGTAAGAAGAAACTGTCTTCTGAGAACGCATATACACCTAGCCAGGATACGCTGGACTTTTTATATGCTCAAGGGTTTGACTCAAGTGACTTTGAAGGGGCTATGAACTTTGCTGATTTACTTAGCGAGTATGACCTCCTCAATAATGATATCCAGGAACTGGTTGACATCAGAAACGAGGCTAAGGAAGAATTTGTTGAGTCTATTCAGAAAACGGAGATTAACCCTGAAGACCGCGAGGCATGGAAGCTTCGTGGTGAACTGGGTGCAGAGGTGGCAGAATATAACCAAGAGCTTGCTCAAAAACGTGCAGAGCGTAATGAGTACGGTAAAAAGATGAGCCGTGCCAA